AGCTGGAACGTCGCAACGAACGACCCTTCGAACAGCGTCAAGTGGGTCCCGGTTTAAACTTGGACGTCAATCAGGACTCCCTCTTCGGATTCCACGACACCACCCGCATATTACCCCGTAATATCGATGAACTCCGACGCGCAGACAAGAAACAGGAGAGTAAGACGGAACCGACCAATCACGGCAAGCTGGGTGATAATCAACCGGTGTTGACGCCATGGAAGAAACACACTCCCGACACCTTCCGCGAGATCGACCCATCGGAATACCTGCCCGGTTCCTCCCAGTTCAGTGCCGCTCGCGTCCGCGATAACATCAACCTCCGCGTCGGCAATCGCATCTTCTCTCAAGAGGAAATCGGTGCCGCTAAACTATACGTCCCCGCCTTTAGTAACACTACGAAGGGAGAGGTTCGGGAATCATCGAGGGAGATCTATAGAGAACCCGACAACCAGACCGTACATTATTCCATTCCTAAGATCAATCAAAATAGTGAATCCTATAACATCGCCACCAACCAACGTAATAAATCCAACATTGAATACGGTGTCATATCCAATCCGGTTCATTCCAAGTCAGTAGTCAGTGTATCGGATGATCTGAGGAACACCTTGAGACAGACCATCGGTGAACTACCCATGGGCGCCGCCTTTGGTCAGAACCAACATACCAAGGTCTATACCCAAGACGAATTAAGGGCAACTCTAAAACAGACCATCGGCGAACTACCCATGGGTGCGGCCTTTGGACAGAACCAACACAGTAAAGTCTATAACCAAGATGAAGTAAGAGCCACCCTGCGTCAAATGCTGCAGAACATCAACAAGGACATCGTCCAAGGCAACATTAAGAACAGAGCCATGTTACAAGACATTGCCAGTCCCACGCTCCGTCAATTGATCAACTATGAGGATTATGGCAACATGGGCAGTCAAACGCTACACAAGTTAAAGGCTCTGTTACAGGACACCGTCAGAACCACTGGAAGACAAACCATTGACCTGAGCCATGATGGCTTTATCAATGATTCCTATAATAAACCAACACCACAGTTACAAGACGACGCCCGTGTCACCACCCGTCAACAGACCGATAACTACGAATACGCTCATGGCCCCAAGAACAGCCAAGGCAACATGGCCTACAATCAAGAGGATCTAGAAGATGATCTGAAAGAAACACTCCGTAACATCTCTAAATTAGAAGATTATGTTGGTTCCGGTGGTATGGGGTGCGGGAACATGAACAAGATAGATTACCTGAATGCTCATACGACGGAAAGCCGTGAAACGGTGAGCAAAGGCCGCGCCCCCACTCAATCGGGTCCCAGCATAATGGCCAATCTGGATAACACGCACGTCGCCCTCAAGAATTACCAAGACCTGAAACGTGCTTGGATCCCGACCGCCACCCAAGCCGTGAGAGACCTGGATAACGAGCGTAACATTACTCTATCTCTATTGAAAAACAAGGTCGATTACAACGATCGCCTATCCTACAACCTGACGAAATCACTCAACGATAACCCACTGGTCGTCAACAATAAGAAAATGATTCGGACACTGTAGTAGCAAGCATAATTTGATTTATCTTTTTACGTAAAATAAATCAAATGGTTAGTTGGAACTAGTGTTCGTGCCCGGCGCGTGCACCTTATCCAAAGGGCAAGCGTTCATGCCTTGAGATACGAACTTTTCAATGTCCACCTTTTTCACGTCGTGTTTCTTCAAAACATCGGTGATGAACTTGTGAGCAACCAGAATGTGGTTTTGATTCTTGGCACCCGTGATGATGATGTTCCCACTCTCGAACACGAAGACGGAGATACCCTTCTTGTTGTCGTTGTTCGCAAAGTATTTGATGATCAGGCCGGCATGGTTATTCGGATCGAAACGAGAGTATACATCGGGTATCTTTGAGATGTGGGTGTGGAGTTCCCGTCGATTGATCATATAATCCACCTTGAAATTGGAGTTGATCATGTCGATCTTGAAACCTTGCATTCCGATCTTCTCATTGTCCGTCGCTCCTTCAATACCCTTCAACATGTCGATCAAGGTGTGGATGACGGTGTGACAGTCCTCGACCCGCTTACAACCCGTCATCTGCACCGAACCATTACAAAACAGTTTTAGGTTGACCGTCCTCTCCCCACCCGCTCGGATGACCATCGTGATCTGATTGAAAAAGTTCCGCACTTTATTGTTCTTCTTAGACTTCCCCTTCTTCACCGCCGGCAACAGCGTCTCAAACATATCCTTGTACTTGATAGACAACACGGTCTCCTCCTTTAGTTTTATGTTTTTATGCGTCACTTCCAGATTAACCGCCGTACCAAGCTTACAGGTGGCACTCATCGTCGAAATGGTGACATTTTCCGGTAACGCCGAAGGCGGATCGGAATCAATCCCAATCGCGTTACTAGAAGCGGATAACGATGAACTGGCACTCATTCGTAACTCCTCCTGTATATTTAAAGGATTCATTTCTTTAAGTACTTTTAAATATCAATTTTTAATTATATCCCTCTTTTATAAATAAGGCGAGTCGCTAGGTGAGATCAATTTTTTCATCCATGGAAGACTTTATAATACATAACAGATGAACACAATGACAAGAATATATATACTATAAAATGATACAGATTAACCCCATGCATACAATGCTGGTACAACCCTTGTACTGCCAAACCGATCACAGAGACACTTATGACGTTCCAATCCGGTTACACTGGAGAATTTATCGAACAACGCTTTCATTAAATAATATTTTCATAACCTGATTTTTATTCAATTCATCCGGGAAGGGAACAAACCGCGGTCTCTGGGAATTAAGCGTCCCGATCAAGTTGATGTAATAACTCTCCCTGTTCCGAAGCTCGTAAGGACTAATGTTCTTGTACTGTTTGATGATCGTCATATGAATGTTGTTCCAACCATACTTACAGATGTTCTCATACAGCCTCCTGTTTGGATACCGCTCACATTCCTTTTTATGAAGCTTTAATCGAATCTTCATACATCCCTGCGATTTACCAATATAAACGTTCTTATCTATCCTGTTCACCAAAGCGTAAACTGATGATAACCGCGTCATCTTATCCTCTTAAAGTGACATCTATTTAAACCCCTTAAAAAAGTTGATAACACGCACCTCTTACATCTATTTATATTTGATAAAGAAAGATGAGGTTGGACAAAGATGGATCCCTGTACATGGTCATTGGCCCCATGTTTGCCGGGAAGAGCAGTCATCTCATTCGTACCATCTGGGGATTCCGAGCCATTAACACCAAGATGTTTATTATTAAACACAGCATGGACAGTCGGTACGATCCCAATAGGATCGCCTCCCATAACAAGGTGTTGGAAGAATGTCACACCGCTTCTCAACTATTGCCTTTGATCAATCACCCAGAATACAAAGACAGTAAAGTGATCATCATTGACGAGGCTCAGTTTTTTCAAGATCTGGTGGAATTTGTCAAACACGCTTGTGACACGAATAAAAAGAACGTCGTCGTTTATGGCTTGAACGGCGACTTTGAAAGGAAACCTTTTCAGAACATCGCCGAGCTACAAGCCATGGCCAACGAAATCGAAAAGCTAAAAGCCTACTGTTGCTTTTGTAACGACAGCACCCAGGCAGACTTTACATTGAGAACCTCTGAGGATAAAGAAAAAGTGGTTATAGGGACATCAGATATATATAAACCGGTGTGTCGCAAACACTATTTAGAGTTTAGATCATGACCGTATTACTGTAATTCATCCTCCAATGGTCGGTGAAACCAGGAATGTTCGCGAAGTAGGTCATGATCTTGGGAATGATTTCCGGATCGCGCCCCTTCCGGACATCTATGAACATGTAGTTGCATTTCTTTTCGTATATATTACAAAGTACGACCATCGCATTGTACAGTTGTTTGTCGCTTTTAGGAGTCTTGATGATGGGGATCAATTTATTCACCAAAGCACAGATCACTTCGATAGGCATGGTTTGCATGTTTTTCATATCCATCTTCTTAGTTGACCATGTGCGATCGCACGTCTCCCCGATGCACTCCCCGGAACACTCGTCCATGCAGTCCACGCACCGGTTCTTCCAGCAGCAACACTTGAAAGGTATCATCAACACTTTCGTCATGCAGCACGGGATGCAGCACACCGACATACACGCCGTACTGCAATACCTGTTAAAGATGTTGTAGTTGTAAAACACCGGCATGTTCTTATTATCTTCCACCGTGTGAATGAGGGCAGCATAGTACTCCTTTAATTGGTCGTGACTCAAAACCTTGTCACTGTCCAAACTCTTATTGATCTTGGATAGGGTGCTGCCATCGACCTGGGGCAACAACACGGGCTCTGGACTGACGCGATTAGACGCCATTTTTTTGTTTTCAATACTTATTTGGTAAGCTATCATATTTGTCAATTTTTTAAAAATTGAAATCTTCACCGAATGATTTAGAGATAAATAATATAATACTAATAATTAACAATGAAGGTCATTGCCTGGGACGTGGGTATCAAGAACCTGGCCTACTGCATCGTGGAGAAGGCCGATGATCGCGACAAACCTTATATTATTCACCAATGGGAAGTCATCAACCTGACCAATGCCCCCAACATCCAATGTTGTTATCATGGTTGTCTCAAAGGCAACGAGGACATAAAAACCTATTGTGCCTACATGGGCACCAACAAATACTTTTGTAAGGAACACAAAACGTATCACAATGTATGGAAGAACAATTATGACGATTACAAGAAAACCATCAAGGAAACCAAGGAAGGAGAGTGTTCGAAATGCGGTAAGAAGGCCAAGTGGGTGATTGCTGACACCTCCTTCTGCACGGTGCACCGCAACGCCGCCCTGAAAAAGTGGGACAAGGAGATCGAACAGGTAAAGTTCTCGCCCTCCAAGATTGACGAGATGTCGGTGGACGAATTAAAGCTAAGATTACTCCGCATGTTGGATTCAAAGCCGATGTTATTACAGGGACACCACGTGTGCATCGAGAATCAACCCACTTTAAAGAATCCACGGATGAAAGCTGTTTCCGATACCATCTATGCCTGGTTCTTGATAAGAGGCATCCTCGATAAGGATAAAAATAATGCTCTCATCCAAAAGGTGTCGTTCATCGCGCCATCCAGCAAGCTGAAAATCGAGGGATTTACTGAAGACATTCAAAACGAAATCATCGAATCGGACAATAAATACAAAACCACCAAAGCCCTAGCGGTTCAACACACGAGGATCATATTAAAGAATTGTCCTCAATATTTGGCGCGACTGGAGGGGTTCAAGAAGAAGGACGATGCGGCAGATGCCTTTTTACACGGCGTCCATTACCTCTCGCGCCATTGATTTAATAGATTATGGTAATAATCCATTAAGTCTTTTTCATCAGTTGTAACAAATTGTTATTGATTCCCGGTAAGGGTTTATTGCGTTTGAGTTTTAGGTTGGTGGAGGCGGGTAGTTTATTGACGGTTTTGTGAATCTCCTCGATCATACCGTTAGCGGGAACGTAGGGCGGTAACATGTACCGGTACTCTTTTGCTATGCTGGAATTTTGGTGTCTGAACTGCTCTATCGTCAGTTCTCCACCAAACATCTGTAGCGCTTGACGCGGCGGTGCCGGCATGATTCGCGTCGATCCAAGACTGGTCGACTGTGGGAACACCTTCTTGTGATACAGATGTAGTAACGAATACCGTTCCCATATCTTGAAATCATTCTGATGCACGTTGTAGGCATGCGCACAATTGAAAGAACAAAAATGCCCGTACAACTGAAACTCGCCCTTGTCGTACTTTTCCGGGAGTCCTATCGGCAGGGTATCAAATTTATGACAACACCACCAACATACCGACTCGCCCTCCTTCGGTTCCACCTTTTTCACCACCTTCCCGTTCATACAATGGACAACTTGGTAGGCTTCCTCCTGACTGGGCTCGGATTCCTTCTTGTGTAACCTCTCTTGTACCGCCTTAAGTTTTTCTTGTAATTCCTCGCATCGAGCACAATGATGACACGCCACGTCGTCATTGATGTTGATCGATAGTGAAGGTGGTAGTTCTTTATCCTTGTGTTCCACCGTATTACAGTTTATTTTGGCTATGTCCTTTTGACTCAGTGGTAAATGAGCAATGATACAATCGCTGAACTCGGCATTTCCGATGTTCACCTTATTCAGATCAATGATCTTGCCAGATGGCTTACGACCACGCTTCTTCTTGATCGTGTCGCCAAAGGCGTGCGCCTCGTCGATCTTGACATTTTCCATCCTTTAAATATTATACTCCTTATCCCTTTATATGGTCGCCGGAGGCATGCGTCCCGTTACTTGCGGGCGATGACGGGTCGCTTCTTACGAATCCGCGAGACGCTGATTTCGCTGAGGGTGTCTGAATCCGACACATCCACGGTTTTCGTGACCCGAATACGGGGCGATGCTTCGGTGGTTTCATCCAAGCGACTGGTGTCAACGTTCAGGGGAATCTTGTTTTTGAGTTTGTTTAGTAAATTGTTGATGGGTGGCTTCGTGTTTTGGGCTGCCTTGCTCTTCTCCTCCATCATCTTTCGGTACATCTCCCTCTGGATGGCGATGGGATCTTCCTTGCTCTCGGGCTTGGGTGGTGGGGCTGCGCCGAATTTCTTTTCAAAGGTATTGGTAAAACTTCCCTGTAGTTTGGCGAGCAGTTCGGGGTTGTTCTTCACGGCATCTTCCAGACCCATGCTGCGGGTCACCGCCTTGGAGGCGTGCACCGTCACAGCCGAGAAGCCGATCATGAACAGCAGTTTGATCTCGGGTTCTATCTTGCGTCCACTGCCCTTGTACTTTTCGTACAGTTCGCCCATGACGTCGTTATAGTTGTCTATGTTGAGTTTTACACGATCCGACCAACCCTTGAGTTGCAGTCCAAAAGGATCAAACTTTTCATTCAGGTACTCCAGTGCATTCACCGTGTAGCAGAGAAAATCCTTGGCTAATGTCACGCCCTGTTTCTTGTTCTCCGCCTCCGTCTGGTATCTTATTTCCATCTCCATGTCCTCGATCTCCGAACTAATACTATACTCGCGCGTTAATGTACGCCCACTGTGTCGAATGTCATTTAATTTCGCCAACAGTTCCATCTTTTTGAACTTTATGGAGCGTTCGTCCGCCGGATTGTAACTTGGGACGTAGGTGCTGGGGAATTGTTCGGGTGGCTTTTCGGGGGCGGGTGGCTGAGGCTTGAGAAAATTAAAGAAAGAAGGCTTGGGTTGAATAGGGGGGGCTAGGTTTGGAGGAGTTATGTTGGGTAACACCGGCATGGGTTTGTGATCCGATTTCCTGCTTTTAGATGACCGTGTTGAGGATGAACTAGAGGAAGAGTAACTCTTGCTTGATTTTCGAGAATGACTGTCAAGATCACTGTCCTCCGTCCGCTCATCTATCCGGTTGGGGATGTCTATCTGTTTCTCCTCCGGTTTTAATTTGGATGGATCCGCAAAATATTCAAATAATAGGTCTGTTGACGTGCCTTCCATTTGGGAAAGTGACGGTTTGTTTGCCATTTATTAGATAAGTTATATACTTATTTAATAGATTATACGCATTTAAGTGCCTTATTATTCCATTAATTTGTAATACGTGATCACGCTAAATATCATCTTCTGTTCAGCCTCATCCTTGGTATCATTGAACAGTCTCTGTAATGTGTTCCTCGCGCTGATTTTTCTTTCGGCACCCAGTGGTCTTCTATACATCGTTGACATATACGACAGTTCAAACAGTAGTTCTCGATTGGTACATTCTGATACCGCACTCTTGTATTCTTGGACAGCATCCCAATTGGATACTTCCTCCTGAAGTTGCGCTAATTCGGTGTTTCTGTCCTTTTTGTTCAACTTGTCAAACCTTTTCTGCAAGTCCTTGGAGGTGGGCAGACATAGCGTTCGCACACAAGGTCTCGAATAAGAGAAGAGCCGGTTGACCATCATTTTATTACAGTATATAGTTTTTTATTGTTTATGTCTGTTGTTATTTCTTCAATACAATAGGGCCTTGCTTCAAAACTATCGGCTCTTGCTTTAGAATGCCCGGCATTAGTACTGGCTGCTTGGGATGTATAAGAGGTTTTTGAATTTCTGGCTTGATTATGATGGGTTTATCTAATGGCTTTCCTGGTAGCACAGGAGGATGGATAAGAGGTTTTTGAATTTCCGGATTGATTATGATGGGTTTATCTATTGGTTTACTCTTTGGAAACATACTTGATACATGCTTAAATGCAGGTACACCTTTGTTATCCGGTATTAAAATAACCGATTCACTCGGAATTTGCATTAAATATGAATCGGGCGGAATTTTACCATCGTCAAAGGTTTCAAGGGTAACCATGTGATGCATCTGGTCGAAGGTTTCCTTGTTCTCCATGGCATTGATGCCCACGATGGTCAGGAGGAAAGCCGCCGTCACCATGACACCAATTTGGAGGTCTTCGCTCATGATGTAGGCTAGTAAAGCAAGGATGAACACCTTGAAAATGTTGTTTTTAAACAGTTCCTTCATGAAAGGAGGCAGACCACCGGCAGCCAGACCACCATACAGAGCGAGGAACACGGTCAAGGCGCCTCTGACCCAGGTATTGGAAGTACTCTTTTGCATGAATGTCTCTAATCTATCCATAATATATACTATAACGATAATATTTATTATAGAATTAAAAATCTTATAGCTTCTTTTTTAGGTACAGGACACCGACAATAACACCCATCACCACGGCGGTGACCTGGACATCGCATGAATTCAGGTACACGATGGCGGCAATCACGGCCAGTTTGAACCACTTGTTTCTGTACAGGTCGTCCACCTCTTGAATACCAAAGTCGGTTTTGGCGGCAGTGAGTGCCAGGAAAGTGGCCAGCATGGTGCGTAGGTAAGCGTTGGTTAAAGGGTTGCAATCCACCTTGTAGTCAGGCATTTATATATATACTTTATTAGAATATATTTTTTATCAAATCCTTTTATATAAATGTTTTCCACTATAGAAGACGCTTGGGGGTCGTCCTTCAAGGAAACTAGACCAATCTTCGCTCCATGCCCCGCGACAAAGCCTCCGTCCATCGAGCAACCTCTCGTCGAACACTTCTGTCCCTCCTGTAAAGCTAAAATTGCCGAAGTGCAACAACCGCTCGCCCTCAATAAACCCAATGTCTATTCCAATTCTCTAGATAAACACTTCATTCACGCCCTACTTTTCGGTCTCTTAATCCTCATCGCCTTGCACCTTATGGAAAAATAAATATTATCTCGCTTGTTGGGATTAAGTGTTCATCATTTTATCTCCCACTCCAGGTATATCACATTGGGTTTATAAAAGGAGACATCCTTAAACTTGTAGCCCTTTAATTTGTCCACTAAATACTCCCCGCATTCTTGGATATCATACGCCGGCTCCCCCAACACGTGCTCCGGGATTTCATACAAATATTTCGTCTTCTCCTCGTACGCCAAACTCTCTACATTTAATAGGATGATGTTTAACATCCTCTTATATGTGTCCTTCCGATGCTGTTTTTTTACTTCATAATATTCTTTGATTTTATTAAACATAATTTAAAGTTTAGTACCATATTATTTTTAATAAATATGCTGCAAAACCTGGTCATATGCGGAGGAGGCATTAACATCGTCTCCTATGTGGGCGTCTTACAATACCTGTCCGAAAAGGATTTGTTGAAACACGTGAATAATTACTATGGCACCTCTGCGGGTGGCATCATCAGTGTCATGTTGGCTCTGGAATACTCCATCGACGAAATTAAACGATTCCTGTTTACCTTTGACTTTCAACGGGTCATCGATGAACTAGACCCAACCCTTCTCTTCGATAACATGGGTCTGTCCACCGGCAAGAACATGGAAATCATTACCAAGTCCGTCATCAGTTTCAAATTGGGAGAAGATAAAATAGATTATTCTTTGAAAGAGTTGTACCAAGATAAGAAAATTAAACTCACCTTGACCACCTACAATTTGACCAACAAATGTAATGTATACTGGAACCATGAGAGCGACGTCCCCATCTGGAAAGCTTTGGTGAGCTCTTGTCGTATCCCCTTCATCTTCACCCCTTTTGAGATCAATGAGAACAAGTTCGTTGATGGCGGGATATGCGATAACTTCCCCATTCATTTCATTTCTAGAGACCAATTGAAACACACTCTGGCGATTTACTGCTACGGCTCTGTCAACCAAACGTCCATCGGGTACCCACTCATCGACTACATATATGACCTTATGACCATATATATGGAAAGCACAACTAATAATTTTTTAACGATGTATAGACCCATCATCGTGTATCTTAAAACCGTCAGTGTTTTTGTCAATTTTGAATTGACCAATGACCAGAAACAACAGATGTTCGATCTCGGGTATCAAACCATGCACGAGAGACTACCCGATATACAACAGTTTTGGGAATCCTCTAATACGTATACCGATAATTCGACCCAAACCGATTAAGTTTTCTTGGTGAGACCCGCCAGCCTCTTTCCCTCCTCCTCGTACAGCTTCATTCTGTCGGCCAACGACACGTTGTCATCCACGTATCTACCCAGAGTCGGGAGTTTGAAGTTGTCCTCCAGGGTGCCATTGTTATCGTACAACTGTTCAAAGTCGTTCAGCGATACGAAATTACTCAGCGCCCCACCGTTCCCATATGCAATTAACTCACCGGTCTCTTCGGGATCCACGTCGCGTCCCTCCTCGAACATTTTATCGAATTCTGATTGACTCGGCTTGGGCATGTCTTGTAACTGTTTTTCGAATTGCGACCGTTCGTCCTCCAGGTTGATCTTGCGACGGAAGATTTCCTCGGGTTTCCAGTCCTCGTTCTCATCATACCCGTGTTTCTTGTTCAGTTGTTCCACAAGATCCGAAAACTTCTTGTGGTCGTCGGTCGTGGCCTCCTTGACGCTATGGGCTGCGGTTTCTCGGAGCTTGATGAAATCGGTGAAGCCCTCGTAGATGTCGTCGTATTTTTGGCGCAGCTCATCGTCGCTCAGCACGTGGTAGGCCAAGTTGATCAACTCGAACTTCTCGTTGTCGTCGCCGCCCTTGTCCGGATGATACTTGAGGGCGAGCTTGCGGTAGCTCTTTTTAATGACGGTCAGATCATCGGTCTTGGGTATTTCCAGTAGGTCATAGAGGTTGATCGTACTTAAGGAAGCTATGTTTTCCAACACATCGGTTTTCCAGTCGTCCATGTCTTAAACACAGTTTGTCATATGTCTTTATGTAGGTGAAATATATAGATTTAAAATATAGGATTAAAAAATATTATCTACCACTTTAGTATATTGATAAATGAGCTCCTTTCTAAAGTCATTGATTGAAGGATATGTATTAAAAAGAAATGCTGAATTAGCTAATACTCCTGCTGCTGGTGGTAAACATTATAAAATAATAAATACAGACGCTGCTTTTGTTAAAAGTATAAATGATAATACAATAAATGATCCAACTATATTTATTAAAATGAAGGCATTAACAAATGCTACATCCACACAAGCACCTCAGTCTATTGAGTTAAAAGATTTGCCTACTACCAGAGCCGCAGGCGCAGTATCTGTAGGTATTTTAAGCAAACAATACCAATTTGTAGATGTCGCCCATTTAGTCGAAGTATTTCAATCAATTCAAAATATTCAAGTAGTTTTAACCAACAACAGTGTGCAATTCCGCGACAGCACTGGCTTTGTCCTCGATGAGCTGTATGCACTTGATGGCAAAGGTATCGAGCATCAAAAAATGGTATGTACAACTTTAGGTATTACTGCTCAGTGCAATGAAATTTTAACCCAGTGTCTAAAAACCAATGCAAACAATGCTCAATGTAGAGGAGAATTAAACACGGTTCAAACTGGTACACTAACTTTCTCAGCTACCGAAACCAATCCAGTAAAACTAGCCAACGGTTTCAAGCTCCTGAGCAAATTCGAGTGGCCGTTTGACGAAGCTGCCGGTAAACTACTGAAGTATGCGGACTGGATTGCAGGAACAACTACCGGTCAAGCTTATAAAGCCGAGTTAGATAGAATTGATAAAGATCTAGCATCTGCCACAGCCGCTGACGCTGCCGCTCAAGCTGCTCCCGGTGCCGGTACCGCTGGTTCTCCAGAAGCCATTGCCGCTGCCGCTGCCGCTGCCGTTCTAGCTAAAGCTACCGCTGAAGAAGCCGCTAAAAAAATGGCCGTACCTATTGTTAGAGATTACCTCAACCACATTGCCGAGGCTCTAAATGATGCTATTACAAAGGGTATCCCGGCTGGACTTGGCGATCAAATCAAGAAGGTGTATGAAAACATCAAGTACAAAAACAGAAGACACAAACGTATGAATCTATCACAAATTATCGACTTGCTAAAACAGGGTCGTTTCAGCAAATTTAAGATGGCTACGCCTATTGGTCTAATGCCTTTTGGCTATAGATTTTTCGGCGGTGGTCGTCAGCCTACTCCTGATGAAATGATCAAACTCCAAGCACAACTCAGTACACTCGAAAAGGTTGCAAACGATTTAGGCAAGAAATTACATCAAGCAACAAAAGATGAGTTTACTAAACAACTAACATCAGTAGGTCATGATATAGATACACTAAAAGGCATACTACAAGCATTAAGTCAAGATCTGGTTTCACAAGAATATGGATTAACAGACGGTACTAATCAAATTCAATTAAATGCAAGCGGAGCCACTACAACTACCGCAGAAATCCAAAAGTTCGTTGCCGACTTTAAGAAGGCATGGGAATCCAAAGAACGCCACATCCTACGTTTTGTGAACGGTATCGGTCTCGGTTACACCATTCTCTTCAGCAAGCTAGGCAAGGCCGACAGCATTAACTCCGACAATGTTCGTAAGTACACCGGCGTTGGTACCACTAATGCAACCAAATCCAATATCATTACTTTTCCCATAGTATAATTACTAAATCCTGATTATTCTTTATTAAAAATAATCAGAATGCAATGCTAACAACACCATCGATGATCCGCAATATGTTTAATGTCAGGGAGTAGATCCTCAATTTGATGGGGCGTTGATAGGACACCCCCTTATCCACTGTCACGTCCAACACGATGTCATTGATCATGCTCAGATTCACCGCGCCGCTCGGTTGGTGTTTATACGGCGTCAGTGCGAACGAATACACCGACACCCCTTTTGGAGGTGGGCATGGAAAGTTCTGGTAGGCTTGCAACCACTCGAAGTATTCCGTCGGCTTGTCCCTTATCCTCTCCTGTCCGTTGAACAATAGCTTGGCTCTCTTGATGAGGGTGTCTCCCTCCAAGTTACCATAATTAAATTTGTCTTTGGAATAGCCACTATTGAAATAATCGTATTGACCCCGGAATATAAGAGCTTTGCATAGGTTGTTGTATCCCACTTTCACCTTGTTGTTCATATGAAAGATCTGTTTGTCGTTGTCGAATTGTAGCGTATCGATTAAATACTCGTGATCGCTCTTGATAAATTTGAGTCTCTCAGGTAAATCCAGATAGATGTAATCCACTAGTAAATAGGTGTTACCCAGAGACAGATTCACCAGATGGGAAAAGTACTTCTTTTTATCTAAATACAATCGCTCGCTCCCAGTCGGCAACACTACAACATTATTTTGATTGCTGATGTTTGTTCCACTCACGAACGACTCGGGCGTGACCTTGTTATAATACAGTCTCTTTGTCAAGACATCATAATGAATGAATTTGCCATACGTGGTTATATTTTTAACGGTCTGTTTGATGGTGTCGCCCATTTTATACAATACCACATCGTCATCTATTTCGATATAGTGCGAGGGAGCCAATATGAGACTGTTATCCAGGGAATTAAACTCGACATTGACTTTTACATCCGCGCTTTCCATGGCAATCAAGGGGAGCGCCATGTTCGGATACCTGCAAAACCAAAAGAATAGAGGGACGTATAGTTGATAAGAATCCTTCCCATTGGTGAATTCATGTAATTGAGGCAGGTTCCCGACCATCATGTCCAATCCCCTCCTTTGACCCAGTGAAGTGGTCAATTCCGCCCATATGTGCATCCAATCCGAGTATTGGCGATCGACGACGATCCCCCCTATTTCGACCTCGATGAGCTTGATCAATTGAAACCCGATGTTTCGAACCCAGGCACATTTGGCGATATTCTCGTTGCCTTCGCCGCCCTCGCCTGTAATGTTGAGGAAGCGACCGATGGGTGGTAAGTTGACAACCAGGTACATCCGAGATATTAAATCGGCGTTTTTGGCGATGGTGCAGGTGACCCGCGAGCCAAAGTCGGGCTTGGTGTTAAAATACTGCGGTATGGCCTCCACCGCAAAATTGGTATGACGTTTGTAGATCTTCTTAAACATGGTGATTTCGGGTTTGTTCGTTAAATATAAATCGGCATATCCAACGGATACCAATTGGAATAATCCTCCGCCGCCCATAATTAATCCTATCGCAGTTAATATTTTTATCGTTAGAACCCTATTCCCGCTATCCCGCCCATCACTCTCAACATATTATACGAACGAGCGAGAACTTTGACCACACCATCTGTAGCTTCCTTTAATTTGTATTCCACTTTTTGATCGGTGATATAGCTAAAGTTGCAGTAGCCCGATGGTTGGGCTTCCTCCGGTAATCGACAGAAGGGATACACGTTCAAGCCGGGTACGAAGGTCTTCTTGTACCTGTCCATCGGGTACACCGCCCCCGTCTGGAAGCCCTGGCAATCGAAGCGTTTATGACCATTGAGATATAGCACAAAGCGTTCGAAGGGATTATCATCATATTGTATCGTAGGTTGTAATCCAACATTCCTTATGATATTGGACTCTGATATATCAATGTTTATAAAGTTGTTGCATATGTCCCTGATTAAATACTTGTACTTTAATCGCTCGTTTTTCAGAATATCCAAGGGATAGGTTATAGTGGATGGTTGAAGGGTGTAGTTGTGATATTGTTTCTTCTTGATGTTATCTTCACTTTGGTAGAAGAAGAACATGTCTTTTGTGGGGTCTTGGAAGTGAATTTCGTCGGTCACTTGTGTGGAATCGACGCTCTTGACCCGGTATTGGATCTGTTCGATGAGGTATTCATGTCGGGATTCGGCAAACAGTTTCCGTTCGACGTCTGATAGATAGACATACTTGCCTAACAACACCATCTTAAAATCCCCCTTGATTCGTGTTTGGGCGGTAATGGGTATGTGGAGCAATTCATCGAGTTTTCGTGTATGGACTTTCATATGCACGTTACTATTGAACATGGCGATGAGTGGTAAAGCTAGAGAGGCTCGCTTTTGGAAGTAGAAGGGTAGGGGTATGTATAATCTGGTTCCCTCAATTCGAATATTCGGCGTGGTCAATTGAGGCGTATTACCGATCATGATATCGTATCCGCGATGGTGACCGTCTGGGGTGTTGATGTTATGGTGGATATGGAGCCAATCGGAGGTCAGTATTTGCAGGGGTTGGTCGTCGATCAGCAGTTCTATTTTAGAGGCCAAGAAGTGTCCCAGATAATCGATCCAGGCGACGGTTGGAATAGAGGGTCGGTTGATGATGTCTTGTAATTTTTGGATCAATACATCTTTATTGTAGGAAATGTTGTACTGATCCAACGATGTAATGTCCGGATTAAAGGTAATACTACCGAACCCGTGGCCGTACACCTTGCCTAGCACCGAGTTGGGTAGGTCGAAGGGAGCTGCTAAAATGTCCTTCAATATATAATTTATGTAATCGTTCACCTGATACACGTTTGTGTAATCGCTATAAACATCCGCATAGGATAACAATTGTTGACTATAACTAGCAACCTTACTGTAATCACTATAGATATCAAAAAATGTTCGTTCATGCAACATATCGGTAGTAACAAAATTGCCGATGCCACCCTCGATGGTATACTTGCTAGTGTCCAAGGATACTGCACCATTTTTCCAAATGACTCGGACAATCTTATATTTATCGTTGCGATAGATGATCGATTGTAGATCGTTGATGATGACTGGATAAGAGTTGGCCTCATTGTTGTCCTGCAACATGATCCAATCATTCAACTCCAAAAAGTCGGATTGATCGGAGGCCAATATAAAGGAACTGTTCGATTTTACACCGATCGACAACCACTCTTTGACCTTTTCATCATTCCCAATAATGTCCAATATGTCCAAGTTTTCTTTGATTGTTATGATATCATACAACCGTCTTAACTGGGCTTGGAAATAGGCAAAATAACTATTTCGCGCCCCCTGATATAATTGTTTAATGTCATTCCATCGCGAGATCAGTTTATTATAATTGACGATCTTATTGAATGAAAGTAAATTTGTACTTAGATCTAACAAATTGTCATAAAATTTGTACAAATTTGAACTAGGATCTATTAAGTTATTATCGAATGTCGTCAAATTGTTGCTTATATCAGATATATTATTGTCAAAAAGCGTCAAGTTGGAACTAACGTCTAATAAATTCAGGGCGATACTACTCAGATTGTTTCCGAAGGATGTTATTTGAGTATTCCTAGCCTTGATTACTTCCAAAGTATCGAGTAAGGTAATGTTATCAGATATATCCGTGATAGAAAATGTTTTGAGTGTATTAAATTTATTCAACAGAGACTGCACTGAGGATTGTACAGCGGGGACTTGTAATAGAGTTGTAAGATTTGTGTTTAAAGGACTGGATGGATTGATGAGAATATTGATGATAGATTTAATGGTAGTTAGTTTATTTTTCAATTCGATGGTTGAAATGGATAATAAACTATTGACGATCCAGGTACTGAATCCTGCGAAGAAGGTGCTCGCGGTATGTAACTGTGACGTTGCATTCCTTGGACTTGTTATTTGTGGGCGACTATTTATAAATGTGCTCAATAGCGGTAATGAAGCGCTGTACGTACTTATGATGGGCAGGTTACTGAAGAAGAAATTGGTATTGACCAGAGCTTGGGACAAAATATTGTTCATACTCGTGTCCGCGAAGACATCCCCCATATTCCGGATGTCTATCAAATTGATTAGTTGTTGCAAATTATCATTGGCTGTGTCCGACTCTAATATGTATTCAATGATGTATGGAATAACGGGATATTTAAAGAGGTCGATATTAAAGGACAGATCGATGCCGAATTTCTTTTCGTAGATAGCGATGAGATTGATGTTACCGCTTGCATCCTTGACTTTTTCTCCAGATCCTGGCCTGATTTCAGATCTTTCTAAGGTAATCATTTCTTGTATCAGTGATTGGAGCGAGGCTTGGTTGAGCGAAATATCCAACCATTGGATGTAGCCGTCTAGACTCTCTATAAATTTGTCCGTTTGTAAAATATTCAAACTGTTATCCAGTCGAAACACCACATTATTCGATATGTCGCGCACGCTCGGAAACATATTCGTAGATAGATCACTGATAAAATTCTGAATCAGAGCACTCTGCGAGTTTAATTGTAATAGGTTACCGTATTTATTGAAATAATTCTGAATCTGGATCATGGATTCATTATAATCGGTGTTTTCAATGGCTTGGCTATTGTTAGATATATCTTGAATATAGACAAAGGGATTATTGCTTAAATCGAGTAACTGTTGTTTAATGGGGTTTGTTAGACCGCTGTTTGTGATGATCGACGTTTGAGAATTAAAGGTCGACAACTGTGTCCCCGATAAATTTCCAGCTATATTTTCTATATCGGTTTTGCTGTTGTTAATCAGATCGATCATTTCAATAAAAACACGAGAATAGTTTACAAAGTCATTCGTATCATTTCCATATTCAATGACCTTATTCAAACCTATCTTGGATGCACTACCGGTATTTATATTATTCTTCACTTCATTTAAGCTCGCGTCTATCAACATGGTTAAGGTGTTCATAGTTTGATTTTTTGATATTACGTCATATATGAATGTTCGATTGTCATATATCTTGTCAAGGTTAAGGTAAGAATTGAATAAGATACTAAAATAAGACAATTTGCTTTGGGCGTTGGTCAACAAATTTGTAATGGCCACGTTGGATATACTGACGCCCGATACATCGTTGATTCTGGCCTTTAGCACATCGGTGTTAGTACTGATAATAATCAGATCATTCGCAATTTTATTTCTGTCTGGGATAAGCGTTTTATTGGATTGAAACTGCGTGATCAAGGTTTGGATGACCGGGATGATGCTTTCATCCAGGGATATAATCTCATAACTCTGTTTGTAATAATCCCGCCATTGATAATTGTTGATATTTTTCACCGCCAGCGAGGAATTGTAATAGTTATTGATTATAAAATTAGTAGAAGAATCATAGACACTATTAAAGGAGGGATCGATGTGTATTTTTAGAAGTTTTTGATCATTTATAACTTCCGCTGTAATAATGGGGTAGGGGCCATATACTTGGTTGGTGTTGGTATCTTTGATGGTGATGTACTGGAGAATTTCAAGTTCATCCCTATTTTCCGTGAAGAGAAAGATGTTTTGGTTCGTCGGGGTGTTCAAGAAGGCCTGAGTGAAACCCAGGAACAAAGGTTTAAAAATATCCTGTTGTGAAAACTCCTCTAAATTTTTGGGAATTATTGTATAGTTTCCATTCAAATTGTCAGTAAAAGTAGTAATATTATTTTTTAATTGAAGATTGTTGGATATGTCTTTCAGTTGATCGGGTAAAAAGCTCAGGGTTTTGAGGAAGGCCTTGTCAATCACCACTTCGTCTATCACGTTGAGACTTTCATCCCTTATCGGGTTATTTTTGAATAATATGTCGATCATGACTTGATTAGATATGATGGACGATAATAGATTGTTCGATGGATCGGTGGTTGTATCATTTAATAATCCACTGATGAGCGAGCTATCCTGTAATAAAGTATTGATACTCAAATTAGAAAAATCGACTATGTCGCTCAATTGGATATCGTCTGTCAGCAAATCTAAAAACAATCGGGGGTCGTTCTGTATCAACAGAACCAATTCATCGATATCTACCAGATCGAAATACTGTAAAATCTTTTGGGGATCATTTGAAACCAAGGCCTGCAACCCACTGGTGGTGATCAAGGAAGCAAAGTTTGACAGCGATATTCTTCCTTCCGAAATGTCACTGATGATCGAGGTTCGATTATTGCTTAGATCCAATCTCAGGTCATTGATATTGATCGTTTTAATGGCATTCGTTAAGTAGGGTCTATAATTTTCATATACTGTCACTAAAAACCGTCCAAGATCGAAATTACTGAAGATGACTTCTAACAGATATTTATTTATGAGAGGCAAAAATACGTTATTTGATATATCCGTTCTTAATTTATCCAAGTTAATTAAATTATCACTGGGATCTATGTTTGAAAAACTATTGTAATTAATAACATTCAGTGATGTATCCGACAGTATTTGGTAGATTTTGTTGAAGGGTATGATTGAAAACATGGTGGTCAGGAAGACATCTGGTGATATCTTTTCAAAGTCTATAAAGTACAAAAGTATTTGAGGATTATTGGATATGTCATTCAATAATTTTCCCTTTTTAATGTAAGGCAACCAATTAAAGCTGGGGTCAACGAAGACGGAAGCGTCGCTGATATCTAGAATACCAGGAATCTCAACACCATTCACGGTTTCTTTGTAAATGTATAGTATGCTTAGGAAATAGGTGTTGGACGATATGTCTGGATTGTTCAATATGTAGTTGGGATCGGCGAGCGTTATGAATGAGTTCAATACAAGATCCAAGGTATTCTCGCTCAGATCGGCCAAGAACAGCTGTGGCTGGCTTAGCAATGCGGGTAAATTAATTAACTTGGAAATGCTACTGTTAACATTCCCACTGCTATCCGTAAGATTGATATAATTGAAGAACACCGTTAAATATTGACTTAACAGCCCTGGAAAATCGATGAATTGCAGGATAAAAGCTATGTTAGTACCAAACTGTTGGAATATACTGGCCGCAAAATTTTTTCCAATATTCCCCTCTCCCAGCGAACTGATGAAGAAACTCTCGATAAAATTGGAAGATGGGTCGTTCACTTGTATTCCTATAGCATAACCAATGGTGTCTAAAGTGATTAAATTGATGAAATCCCCTAAAATGTCCGCCGGCTGATTCGTCCGGAATGCTTCCAATGTAGTTTGTTCATCTAAAATAGTACTGATGGATATTAAATTATTCGTGTTCCCGGATATGTCTGATAATAAAATTTGACTAAAGTCATTTTTTCTTGCATTTATAATGGTTGAGAGTGGCAACGCTTTGAAAATACCTTTTAGGATGTTTTCATTGATGGTATTCAATAGTTCTCTGTTTGCCAACAAACCAAATAAACTTTTATCATCAAACAGGGAGATAAAACTGTATAGCAAATTGATGTTACCTGATATATCTGTAATTACCTTATCAAGGGCGCCAAATAAGATCTGAAGGATCTGAAAGTTATTACCACTGGTATCCAACAACACTCGTACGACATCCTCCTCGGTCAATAACCCTAATACATCTATATAGTTTTTGCTCGGATCCAACAGAAACTCGACGTTGTTAACGCCCTGAAATACTTGGATCTGATTTGTAAATATACCCGGTCGCACAATGGACGGTAGAATAGCCCTTATAGCTGGATCACTCGTCACTTCTTCCATATCAAAATAGTTCAACCATTTATTGTTCGAGGGATCCGTGAAGGCACTTGTCTTTACAATCTTTTGAATGTCGTCAATCGGTATGCTTTGAATGAATGTCTTTAGGACGGCCTTATCCAATAAGGTTTTTAGGATATTATTAGAGGGATCTGTTTCAATTGCCAATCGAATGGTATTAATATCCAATAGCAATCCCACTAAATTGTTGTCCGTTTCTAAATAAGAAATCAAGCGTTGCACATCGATCAGTTCATCGAATGGAATTACACCATCCTGTACTAATATCAGTAACTCTGTTATATTGACAAATTTAAAAAACGTATCCGGTTCTTCAACTAATAACTCAGCTATTTTTGCCGGGTCTAAGTATTTGGATAAAAACAACAGTAAAAGGGGAAACTGCTCTGTTAGTGCCGCCAATTCCTGAGTGTCGTTACCCGAGTTATCAAATAGGTAGTTGAAATAGGAATTCCCAGATAAGTCAAACTTAAGTCTGTCAGTATCTAACAGATTTGTAAAAAATGTCGGGTCTTGATCTATAAATATCGCAAACTGTTGGTTGTTGAATAGACGAAACACTAGTTGATTCGATTCATCGGATATAATATAATTGAAAAGTGTCTCGATGTTTGTGAATATTGGCAATAAATCTGGGTTATACCTAAAATTTTGGATTAGTTTTTCGATGTTGATTAAACTATTCAGTGAAATATCGCTGCTCTGCACTGCATTTAGAATCGTCGAGGGCTGGATCAAAGTGGTGATGATTTCCGGGTGATCACTAATATATTTTGTCACTGCATCCTCATCGGTATATATGAATAAATCCTGTGGTTCGACCTGGGAAATAATGCTGGGTAAGTATTTTAATAAAGGTTGAAAGTATTGACTCACGAAAATGTTCACATCAAAACTCGCCAGCAAAAATTTATTCCCACTGCTATCAATTGCATTTACAATGTTTCCGCTCGGATCCGTTGTCTTTCCCTGTAGTTCAGAAAAGTTAATATATGGTATAATCTTATCTAATAAATCTTCATTTGTAAGTAACGCAGACGTGAATTGAGGTACAAAATTCAGCACATTGATAAACTTATTCTGAAATAGGTATTGAATCAAGTAGGTGTTTGTAACAACCCGCTCCAATAGCGACCCGCTTGGATCCAACAGCGTGAACAACGAATTCAATGAAAGATCATCAACTAACTGTGGGTTTATCGCGGCATCCTGTGACACCTCTCCAAACAATCCCAATAAATCTATGTTTTCAAACACCGTACTGAACAATAAATTCATGGAAATGTCGGGTCGTTGTTGTAAACTATTAAAAAGGATCAGAGGAGTCACGCCCGGTGGTAACAAACTCAATACCGAACTCGGATTAGTGATGGTGCCGTTTCCAATTGCTTGAATAATATCCGTAACCATCTCTATTACATTTATGCTGGGATCCAGTAACTGAAACACCGAATTAATAGATGGATCTGTTTGGATGGTCGTTAATACATCCACGAAGTTGATGCTGGGATCCAGCAACTGCAACACCGAATTGATAGACGGATCCGTCTGGATGGTCGTCAATACGTTCACAAAGTTGATACTGGGATCCAGTAACTGTAAGACCGAATTAAAAGACGGATCTACATTACTCTGTAAGGCGGTGAATAACATGGTGATGATCGTACTTGTATTCAGTGTGTTAATGAGATCATCAAACAGTCCCTGAATTTGCAGTTCATATAATACTTGTTGGGTGTTATATTGGATCAAACCATTATAAAATAAATAGCCGATGAGGAATGCAGTGTATGGAAAAGTAGTTTGAGATGGATCAATATAATACAACAAAGCATTAAGGGAAATATCTGATAGGCCATACGGCGCCAGATTATTGATAGCGGTATAGATGCCATTCCAACTGGGGTCATAGATGATGTTACTGTTATTGGATAAATCTCCGGATAAGGTACTGGAAACAGTCGGGTAATTGGTGTACAAGATTCCATTAGTGACCAAACTATTGGCAAATGCTGGCTGAGTACTAATAAAGGTAAGTATTTGACTACTTATATTTTGTGTGATGTAATTGGTGAGCAGTGGATATGTCGTTAAAATGTTCTGGAGGTCAATATAACCGTTCATGAGAAATCTGTTAATCAGTTGAGGATAAGTGGTTAATATGTACTGAATATTGATGAAATTATTTTTAATAAAAGTGGTCACCAGTTGGGGATAGTCGCTCAAGAGAGTATTGATATTGATATAGCTGTTGGATAGGACGAAGGATATGATCTGACCATAGGAAGATATGATTGAAGGAATGTTTAATAAATTATTAGAAGGGTCTAACATAATGGAAATAATGTTTAAGGATGGATCTGCGATAAAGTTAGCCAAATTGATAAAATTATGAGATGGATCCAGGATGTAATTGATCCAATTAGGGTTGTTGGCGAAGACGTTGCCCAAGGATACAATATTGGGGAACAGTTGCGGGAGGATGGTGTTCAGATCGATGCTGGAAAAAATGTTGGATTTAGATATTTCGATGGCAATAATGAAGAAGATGAGTTTCTGGAAGACCTCGTCTTTGATGGCATTCAGCAGGTTGTTAGAGGCGTCGAAAGTGGTGATTACGTTGGTGAACCGGAATAGGTTTTCGAGGACATAATAGTTCTCACTCGCGTCCTGGGTCAAAATAACTTCGAGGAGAGCCTGGTCTTTGCTCAGAGCATTGAAGATACTAGAGGTGGCCTGGAGGAAGGGTAATGATTGGAGACCATTTACAAAATCGATGAGTGGCTGTACGCCCAACATGGTAATTAACAGATAAAGCGGGTCACTGAGTTTGTTCCCACTAAAATCGTGATAGTAGTTGAACAGGTTTTTGAAGACCGCGTTTATGCTTATATCGGTGAGAGTCTTTTGAGACGGGACTTTGATGACATCTTGTCGCTTGAGAGGGCCTTCGATGCTGTAATTGGCCATTTTATCAAAAATGAAGATAGGATCTTTTAGGATTTTTAATATTTTGAGATTACAACCAATGTCATCCGTCCCGCTGATTGTTTCACCACTGATACCCGTTCCACTAATATCGACTTTGTAGGCGAAATCAATGAAGAGGGGGCCGAATGGATAGTTGTTTTTACGGACGATGATGTAATCATTTCGTTGAATTACGTCCTGATTGTCGATGATCATGGCATACAGATAAGATCCCTCTCCGGTTTTCATGTATTGGCGGATGCCGTAGTATGCCTCTCTTTCTAGGAGGTTCAAATCAATGAAAGCCAGGAAATCCTTTTGGAGGTCGTCAAAGTCTTCACTGAATCGCAATGTCCTTTGATTGATGTAATTATTAGAAGTATCTGGTAAGACGGGCAGGGAGGTCAGATTTCGATTGACCACGTCCGGCATGTATTTCGTCTCCAAATACTTGTTCCATTTATAGTACAACATATGAATAATCATTTTGGTTTCATCGAAGGTTGCGGTGTAGCGGATTTTGTTGTCGGAGAAATCGTATTCGAAACCGAAGGGCAGGTCGGTGATGTATACGGGGATACCGTTTTTGTATTCGAGGAATTCATCATACGCTATCCACACATTATCATAACTGTAGGTTCTGTTTTGACTTAAATCTTTCACAACTTCTGTCGTATTCTTAACCAGCTCCTTTGGTAGGTTATTATACAATACATTCATAAAGTTTCGTTTGATTGTCTTCAAATCGTCCGTCTGTTGTTGTAATTGTTGAAATAAGGTTGTATTGGATGATATATCGGAATAAACAGATGCGAGGTGTTCGATATGTTGTACCATATTAAAGTTCATTGTATTCAATAGTTCGGGCAAAGCATTAGTGCTAATATCGCCACTGTGATAGTAATCGTAGATGTAGGGCACCAATTGAACCTCGTCCGTGGCAGCAAAGGTCTCACTACCGAATTTTTGTTTGGATACGTTCCAATACAGGACTCTTAATTCTGATCCCACTCTGGAGTTATAGTGGGTGACACTCTCCTGGATTTCCAATGCTTTGGGGTGTTGATTGATGAAGTGGGAGGCATTGAGGTGATAAATTTTAATGGCGTTGTTCCACATGGACACCATCATGTACTGTTCCCAGGATTGTTGGGGTGGCAATAGAGAGTTTCTGATTAATAGGTTGATAAGGATCGGTATTTGGTATTCAACATTTTGCATAACATCATTGAGGTTCCAGTTTAGTTTAGCAACGGTGTACAAAGTGGTATCGTTAAAGATGTCGTGAATGATGTCCTTCACAAAAGTTAATTGTTCATCCAAGTTAAATGATGGATCGACTGCTAATGGCGCAAAAGTTCTCCTAGGCCAGTTCCCTGGAATGGTGTTCACCCATTGTTCATCGGGTATGCTATCAAAATGGTACTCTATTTGACGCGAAACCGGATTGATCACCGCCTGACGATACATTATTTCCGTTGCCGGAAGCTCTATTTTTGTAAGGATCCGGTACAGGAAACTTTTGTCAAGACTGATTACATAAGTAATTTCGTTATTCTTGTTTAATAGTGCATTGTTATCAATGGTAAATATTCGGTTATTTGACGCGTCTATGACAGCATTTAAGGTTATCGTGTACAGGTTATTAGACGCATCCCTAAATTGATTGTTATTTATCATTACGACCCTATGACTCATTTCATAGATTTCCTCACTATAAAAGTAATAATTGCGGATTTTTTCGAAGGAAGGGAATAAAATTTTATATAGACTATTGATTTGGAAGGCGTATAGTGGATTAACGATACCATTGACATAATCTATTTGGTCGTAAAATAGGTTGTTGATTCGAATGTATTTGTTACTACTGATGTCGGCCTCTTGATAGAAACCTGTGGAGGTCGATTGGAGGAAAACATTATTGCTGACATCTCTAAAATTCCCACTTGGATCCATAGTATAAACCGTGTTGGACACATTATAAAAGACATCTTTCAGATGGAAGTATGTATTGCCGGAAACATCCACGACGCTGTTGTCGGAGAAATCTCTATCATAGACACCCATCGGACTGACTGTTAATCGGTTATTTGCTAAGACCATATACCGGTTGTTGGAAATGTCGTATCTGGGATATAAGTTTAAGGAAGCGTCTATGTCATAAAAATAGCCGTCTTGAATAGTCGCCCTCATGGTGTTCCGTGGAGTTCGAATACAAAGAGGGACTATAAAATTGATAGAATCGATCGAATTTATGGTTTCGCCAATTATGAATCTAATTATAGAGTTCTCCTCAAAAAAACTACCAATACTACCGAATTGAACGCGATTGAATATGAACCATTCCAGAGCACACTTGAATTCAAAACTCGAGCTCAACGTTTTAGAAAAATAAAAGTCTTTGTTCCATTTAGTGATTATATCGGATTCGCTATAATTTTGAAGGTTCAGGACATTCCTGTATGAAAAATATAAATTGATATCCTGTTGACTTTTATTAATAAAATAGTTAAAATAGGTATTAATTTTATTTCTAAAATTTAGTTCAAAGTAGTAGTAGTAGTTGTTGGGATTGGTTGTCGAAAGGTTTTCGTAGGTGATAAAGTCCAAATTGGGGTTGTAGGTGGGATTGATGCGGGGATAGTTGAATTGTTTTACATAATCCGACAGTTCAAAGTTGGTGATTTTTTGAATATTGTTGATGGTCTCATATGAGGATAGACCAATATTATAAATTTCCTTGAAAATGGTGTCGTAAAATTTAATGTATTCGCTCTTAAAGCTATCAAAGTATTGTAATATGTAATTGTATTTATAGCCATTTATGTAGTTACCGATGGTTTCATTGATGTAATTGATCATGATATCATTAACATTTGCGGTTTCTAAAAGAATGGTGGATCCAAATACCACATTTGATGAATTCGCCGAAACATTGTATAACAATGTGTTACCGGAGCTGGTTTCGCCATCCAAGATGGTCAGTAAAGTTCGTAAGAAGAGGCTAATATTGTTGTTGATATTACCCGAAGCATCGCCAAAGTCCTGATAATTCACAAAAGAGAAAATAAGGTTGCTGAAAATGGTGTCGTCTTGATGCTTTTCATATACCACCCACTGCAACAGTTCCAGGTTGGATAGGTTACTCAATTCAATGTCATTATTATTTGGGCGGTAGGACATATCGGCTTCGATGAAATAAAAACGTCTATTGTTAATAGTTTTGCCATTGAGGAAGTCGATACACTGGGGTCTGATGTGTTGTTGAAAGTATTTATCAATGACGTTTGTAAGCATATTAGCGATATTTTTGGCATCAAACATTAACCCGACATTATTAAAGGCATAAATATTAGGTACTGTATTCGATGGAGCGAAAAGTGAGAACCCTTGATCGGACATCTGACGAGTACTTTGAATGAGGTGCCATAAGTGTTCTATTAGATGTGTTTTAAAAAATTTGTCCAACAAGTCAATGGCTGGAGTAAATTTATTGATAATTTTTTTGACTAGTCCCAGATAAAAATCTATGAATACGTTGTTTAGGATGTAATTACTGTACATTGGATGTTCTATGAGGTTGGCAGTTGAACGAGCTACCGGTTGCCCATACACTATCGACCAAGTATCCACATATGTGTTATCAACTTTCAGGACGGGAAATTGAATTGGGTTCGTGATGAATTTATCTAAAAATAGGTTAAAGTCGGACGTTTTAGAGAGGCAAAGAATGTATTTATTAGAACTTGTATTAATGACACTCAGGTTGTTGAAGCTGGTATCATGCTGACTACCAGAAAAGCACGATACATCAATGATAGACGGTAATTGTACAGTGGTTGTGACTTCAAATCCAAATACGTATTCTTGACTTAGGATATCTAGAACGGTGTCGTCATAAGAAATTTGTTTGATGGTGTTGATAAAGTTCAAGTCCAAAGTATCGGTGAATTGACGCAGGTTATTAGTGATAATAGTATGAATGAGATTGGTTTCATTAGTCGATACATCCAAAATAGTCGATATAAAATGATTGTAATGCTCGGTGATAAAGAAGGGTTGAAGGATTATGGAAGATGTTCGATCGGTCTTAACGTATTGTGATAAGAAGGTGTCTGTTTTTAGGAAAGAGAGGATGATTCTTTTGAGGTATTCCAAATTGTACTTTGATACATTACCGCTCTGGGTTACCAACTGATTGAATTTATTTTCGTCTGAAATTTCGCTTTGATTCAATTGGTTGAGGAGATGGTTATAGTTGTTGTACACATCGTAATTGACTTGTAACAGTTCTACATTTGTCATGGGTAACATCTTGTAATTTATGAGGTTTTCTGGTGCGAGGGTGAACATGTAAGGTATAGAGTCATCCGACCAATATTCTTTGGTGATGTATTGGGTGATGTTATTGGGATCGATGAGATTGTAATTCCCGTCCCAATAGAATTGTGTAGCATTTCGGGATACATTCTTTGTGTTTAAGGTGTACAGGTTGCTACTAACATCGTAACCAGAAATTTCAGATGCCTCGAATATGCTGTTGCCGATGATTTTATAATTAACGTTTTTGGTCGTCATGTTGACAATTTCGATATCGTTATTGATCAAAATCACATCATCGGTGGTTGCGTCTTGTTGTGTGAATTTACGCAGGTACAATTTATTACCAATAATATTTTGAATATAGAAGACACACACCGGTGACAAGTACGGAAAACCATCCAGGGGATACCTCAAGTTTGAGGGCGTGTTATTGTCCTTGTAGTACATGTTCAGGTAATTGTAGTACCTACCGCGGTAGATGTATTTGGCATTGTTATACAGGTTGATCACAGGTACGTAATTATTGCTTAAATCCAGCACGTCATCAATGCTCATATTTTGGGTGTTGGTTTTGTACAAATCGATCACAAAGGCGATGTCATAGGAGGTGACATTAATCGAAATATTGAAACTAGTATCGAGAAAATACTGATTATTGATTAATACTAAGGGTTGAACATTACCCTGGGTATCAAGATAATATTTGTTGTTATAGTTGACATTGTAAGAGTTGTTGTCATTAAAGATGATGGGGACATACTTTCTGACTAGTGGATTGACAGTTGGTTGTGTAATGAAGCTTTTGACTTGAAAATAATTATTACTGGCATCCACCACATATTTCTTTTGGTTCTCGTCCGTTGCATACAACCCATCTTTGGTAATGATGTCCTGATCTTCGGGTTTGGAGCTGGCGTATACATACACCAAATATTTATTAATTTTATTCTCGATGGAGGTGCTGGAGAGACCCAGATAGTTATCCGTGATGTTAAAATCGATGTTATAGTTGTAACTGACATCCCATGACGGGTATACATCTCGGAGGGGGTCGGCGATATCAATCTCCCATTCAACCGCTCTATTGGGATCGTTCGTATAGAGTATATCCCAGTAAACGAGGGTTTCGCTAGAAATCCCCCTTACCGTCCTACTGGATACATATCTGATATTGGCTATCTGTTGTAGATCCAAGGAGTTGATAATATCTTTTTTGGTACCGATGAAGAAGGCCTCGTTATTGAAGTTATCTTTTAGGATGTCGTAATTATTGGAAAAGACCTCGGTGTTAATGGTGTATCCATTGTTTGCAAATTCAGAGGTTTTCTTGTTCAGAATGCATTTTAATTGATAGGTAATTGTATTATCATTATTAATTGCCTTTGAATAACAATATAGTAGGGGTTCTAATTCCATTCTTGTATTCAGCTGTAACCCAATATTAACAAGGACGTTCTTACTGTATTGGATATCGGAGAATTTGGGGTTGATACTTCTGTTCTCTTCGATGTATTTGACCAATTGGAACTCTTTTGAACGAATAATATAGTCCTTGATGCGTGTTATGAATTTTGAGTACAATTGATTGGAGTTGGTGATGGTATCTTTGACAGTACTCTTTTGTAGCACGTGTAAGAAGTATTGAGCATTCAGGGGATTATAGTATCTTCGGAGGGCTTCCTCGCTGTTGAGTACCTGTGTGTTTTGGTAGTTGAAGGAGGCGATGTGTCTAGTGAGTTCGTCATTTGCGGATACATCGGGTACAGACCAGAGGGTTTCCGTCCAGTTTTGAAACTGCGGTGTGCTTTCCAGCAATGTGCTGTCGGAGTTCAACCATGGATAGGTTTTCACGAACAGGTTGTCATCGAGGGGGATGGAATAGGTGTCATTGCCTTGGAATTCGCGCAAACGCTCGCTAAAGTACATATAATGGGCAGGTGAAAGGTCAAAATTAGAGGATTTTATGTTTTGGGAAATTTCTTCTTGGACGGTGTTTGGGTAATACGTCGAGACGGAGGGGAGATCCACGCATAGCGTCAGGTCTTGTAGCAAATCCCCGCCGTTGACGATGTTGCTCTCCGCGACCGATCCAAAGCCGGGCTTGCCCTTGAACTTGTTCTCGATTTCTTGGGACGAGAATAGGGAATGCTGTCTGTATTGCTGTTTAAAATATGTAATCTCTGGATTAGCGATCAGCGGTTTGTCCTCTATGCCATATGTTTCTAATTGTATGATACCTCCTCCAGTCATATTAATAAATACTCATAAAAATATTTTCCTCTTTATGCCTTCTTACACGCTGAATTCCAGGTGACTGATGCCCCTAGATATACCTAAAATATTTAGGCTCTTTGCAAATACTTTGACAGTCATCCTATCTTTTGTCTTTTTAATCCGGTCTATCAATTCATCCTTAACAATGAAATAGATATCGTTGGAGGTTAACAGGGACATGTTGCAGGAACCGGTGGGTTGGAAGAGTTCGGGTTGCAGGGCAAAGGAATACATGTAGACACCGTTATCGGTCGGGCTGTTGGTGTGTCGTTTATAGGCCATAAGAGTGTTAAAAAAGGAGGGTTCGACATTGGGCGTTAATTCGACACCGTTGGTGATCAATTGCATTTGTTCCATGTTATATGAATTAGGACGGATGACTTGTAGGTGCCCGGTGTCGGTGGCTACGTACTTTTTTCTGATATACACGGCAAAGACCAAACCGTTACTGTCTCTTTCCAGTTTTAATACATGATAGTCTCCGTCGTAGAACCTTGTCTTGGACAAACGTATCCGGTCGTGTTCATTCACATCATACATTGAGACACTGATCCGTATCCCCGAGGCATCCTCGCTAATGCCTGCTATGGCACCGATGTTGACATCGTGGTACTGATCCCACGCTTTATACCTCCGGATGTTGCTGTTCAATTGGGTGACCCATGCAATTTCCTTTACTGGATTGACGAAAGTCAGACTGGTGTTGAATTTTTTGATATTAAAGTCGTAATAAGTCAGGTATTGATGTTGTTCGATGAGATACTCCAGATTACTGTTGCCGTATTTATTCTTTTCATCGATATCCAAATATACATAATCAATTAACAGGGATGCATTGACTAACTGTACTTGTTCGGCAAGATTCATGTCATCTAATAAAGAGTTCTCATAGGGTTCGAAGAAGCAGCAGTCATTAATGTCCCTGAATCGGACGGAGACTTGTATGTCTTGATATCGTAAGGCCACACACGGCAAGGCTGCGCCGTGATATCGCGAGAACCAAAAGGGAATCGGTATGTACAGCGTGTAATTGGGGTGCTCCTCAGATGAGTAAGTCGTCAGTTGTGCGACATGTCCGATCATCTTGTCATACACCTCCCTATGGTTCTCGTTCATGAACAATTGATGGTATATGTTCAATGTGTCTGATGTGAGTGTATCGATCTTCTGTCCCCCCAACTCGAACGTAATTTGGTCTATCAACCTTAATCCAATCCTATCGACCCATCCAAAACGATAATAGGGACTGTATGTTTTGTCGTTGTTTGTTTGTTGTGTTTTAAGAAAATTGATAAGATATGTTTTATAACTTTGGGCTTCATGTTTGAAGTTGATTAAATAACTTTTAAAGGTATTTTTAAACAAGACGGTGTCATTTGGATCGTAAATAGAGTTTTTGTATTGGTTGACAAAGTTTTGTTCAAAAGTATGGATAATATCAAAATTGTAACTAAGATCAGCACGAAAACTCCTGAATTGGGTTCTATAAGGATTGTATAACTGGTATTCATCGGAGGCAACAAAATTATTGATAGTTGTCTGAATGGTATTGAAGTTAGAGGAAACAATATTGATGTTTGCATAGAGCTTCCGCCACAGGGAGAATAGAGGTTTGCTGAAGGTGTTGAAATTAGATAGAGGGATTGAATCGACTGCCGGACTGTCTCCGGGCGATGTTAACCTGGGAATGAGTACTTTTGGTAATTCTATTTTAAGGTACATGTTGTGGATAAGATCGCCATTTTTGGAAATGTTGCAGACCACCTCTTCCCCAAAATTACAGTAACCATCGAAGGTTTCCTCTAAGGTCTCGATGGCGAAATTACTGTATTTTAAATAGACTATTTTAAAAAACGTGATTTGGGGATCAATGGTAAGAAAAATATCTTCTTTGGTTGCCGATACTATTTGTAGCAAACCACCAGCCATATTTATAATTAATCACCATAGATTATTTATAAACATATAACTCAAAGACTGGGAATCCACTCCCACTTATTATATTCGCATATTTTCTTCCACACCTCGTCGTGTTCTTGCAGTTTTTCCCGGCTCTTCAAATAACTAAAGTGGGGCAGGAATTCGTCGTAACCCAATAGTTCAAATAACTTATGGAAAACGTAGTTGTTGTTGATAAAATTTTTTCTTCCTTTGGGTTTGAACATTTTGAAGGGCTCTTGGACTTCCTTAAACAGTTGTCGGAGTTTGTCTTCCAGTTCACGGGTCAGGGTTGGCGGGGGCAGGCCATTCAGTTTATTTATGATGTAGGGTATGTGTTCATAATAGTTGTTCAAATTGAGTTTTTTCAGGATGGCTCTCAAAGTATCATTGTTTAGAGTGGATAGATCATGGATTCGGAGTTTTTTAAGTTCATCGATGATCTGTTGGAAGATTTCATTCGAGATTTCAGTGGATTCCTTGCCTTGGAACTGGTTCAATAGCTCACTGAAATGGTTCATGCGTTTGTACCCGTTGGGTTTGGTTTCGATGATGGGCTCTTTGTAATTGGGTTTGTCCGATTCGATGGCGATGAACTCGGATTGGCCGCAGTTGGTGCACACGAGGATGCCCTCTTGCAAGTGAATAGTCTTCTCTCTGTTGCAAAATTCACAATACGGTAGGTGATTGGGACGTTTATTGTTCAGTTGTATTTTTTGGGTGATCTTCAAATAGTTATCAAACAACTCTGATTTGGTGTCATTTTCATTGGTATAATACTGTTCGATGATATCCAGGGTGTTGTCAAAATATTCCAGTTCATCATTGAAGGACTCCATCTTATGGATCTCTTGTTCCAACTCCCGAATGGACTCCTTTAATCTGGCGCGCTTGCTGATGTTATCGATCGTGTATTCTGTAATGTTGTCATACTCTTTCTGCAGTTTCTGTAACCTCAATTTAGTTTTGCCTAATGTCTTTTCCTTTTTTTCAAACTCTTTTATTTTCTCCTGGTGTTTGCTGTCTAATGTTCCGTGAACGATTAATGACTTGTTGATGATGTTATTGCAAAATGAGGAATACTTTATGTTTTTGTCTTTGAATGAGGATTGGATACCCACGGGTAGGCTCTGCTTGACCTCCATATATACTAATCTCCATAGGAAATTTCTTTAAATCCTTTGATATCTTAATATTTTAACGCGTCAATAGGTCGTGAATACCATTCTTTGATCTTGCATACATCAAACCTATGATAGGCTAAATATAAGGATAACAGAAGAAGGATCGGTCGCGGGTCAAGCACTAGGGGTGTGTTGATGAACAATATAAACGGTAGGTAATGAGTAATCAATTGGATAATAAAAATAGTAGGGGTAAATTGTTCGTTGATGTTAAAATTGATGTATTCTGCACCGATCACCACAAACACAGCCAATAAAAAGGTGTTGTAGAAGAAACCATTGCAGTACAGTATGTGAGCAAGGGTTGCCCAAAAAGTAAAGAATCGAAATAACCTCATTATATATAGATTTATTTCTTTTGCATGTCACACAATGTTGTATACTTGTCGCAGTAATCACAGTCGTGGTTGTCAAAATACATAAAGTACGTGGGAAAGGAGGCATTGATGGATTTCATTTTGATATAATCATACACAATGGATTCATTCTTGTTCAAAGAACATTTTCGAAAGTTTATTTTTGAATTTGCGGTTATAGTATTCAAATGTCCATTTATCAAGTCATCCCACTGAGGCAAATATAAAAATATTCTGCAAGGCTCGGGTCTGGATAGTTTTTGATTAATAAGGTGAAAAACTTTGTGCATGATATATTCTTCAAAGGGGGGATTCACTACATAGCTCATATTGGATGCCGTCAGAAAATCCTCGAAGAAACTCCCCTTTGAGCCATAGAAGGTATCGATCTTGGAAAAAAGAGAATAGAAATTATCGAGGGTGTGGTTAAAAGGAGAGGCAAAGCATTCGATGGTATCTGGATCGTATTTTAGTATTTCTTTGTAAATGTTCGGATGGAGCCCCCAGAAGTGTCCCGAATCAAACCCGCACATCACATACAATAGAAAGAACTCGCTCGCTTTATCCTCATTCAATCCGACTATTTGATAATAAGTCGTTTTCGGAAGGGATTTGAGCAGCTCGATATGTTTGGATACTGGGTGATTGTTTAATTTGTATCGAAACACCCACTTCACATTGTTTTCATCGGTTGAATAATTGACGGAAACGACTTCTATAGCTATATTAAAGTTGATATTCGGTACATCTGAATGTTTTTGTATTTCGGCATTCAATATTTTCATGGCTTTAACACGATCCATACCATTGAACAATCGGAGGAAGAAATCCGAATAATTCCTTATAATTTTATGGCTATAGATGTCTATATTATGGCGCTTGGAATGATCTAGGATTAGGATGAATAATTCTATGTATTCCGAATATGTGTACGTCGAAGGCTTACACCTCGACGCAAGGCAAGTGTACATTATTATACAATTATATAAAATATTGAAAAATACAATATGTAGATAGACCGTAATGTATCAAATACCAAAATGCAGTGGTCAAAGACGTTTCTGGATTCGGTCGAGTCTTGTCTAACTAATGAAGGTGTTAAGCTTTTATATGATTTGAGTAACAGGGACGCCAATTTGTACACCATGTGCGAGTTGCGTGATAAGTTGATGCCTTTTGGTACAAGTTTTACAAATTATAATGGTATCTATAAAACCATTCTTGTCAACCTGTGGCAGGAGGGTTCAAGGATAGTGCCTGACTGGAACTATCGTTTCAAAAACAATATTCGCAATTTTATAGTCAAGTTCTATCTGTATGACTATTTTTTCGAGGAGTTAATAGATGCAATCAATTGGGTTTGTGCGATGGATGAGGAGAAGAAGTCTATTTTGGAGGACTTTGTGGAGACCTTGGAGATTCAATCTAATTACATTGCTGGTGCCGTATCATTGATTGACGCCAAGAATGAGATCATGTTATTGAGGAACATGATCATTCGATTCCATGACGAGCACAAAACTTGGTATCATGGAGATAACAAGATGTTCAAAGTGTTGTACGAGGCTATTCGGAATTATACTTTGGATAATTTTGATCAGTTCTTGAACCGGGAGTTGGATGACTTCATGAAGGATCATGTGTGGAACAAGTTAATACAAAGACTGTCATTGCATCTTCAGGTGGAACTGGAGGACAATGCCCAGTATGTGGATTATTTGATGAAGATTAAGAGTCTCACCGGTAAGAGCGTCGAAAAGTTGCATCAGTTACGGGATATCATCAAGGAGATTCGCTTGCCGGACGACAAGGCGAAAGCCTTTAGCGTCCCTGTGATGCACACCGTCATGATTGATGGTGTGGAGGTGTCTTGCTTGATGGAGGTTGTGTGGAGGTACGGAGTGCAGTTGATGTGCAACTGGAAGGAGATGAAGGTTTAGTTTAGATCACAGGTAAATATCAACTTATCATGGATAGTTAGCTTACAGGTACAATTTCCCATATGTGATGTGATTTTGTTTTATCATCTAGTGATAATTCACCATAATTAATAGCAATAACATTTCCATTTAATATAGTAATAGTTCTACTAAAAGTGCCAAATACCCCATTCATCCAATAAGTTCTGGTTATTAGATCACTTGAGAATTTGGTTTGCTCGAGAATAAATAATCGCAATCTTTCCTGACTATCATTTTCTGGCTTTGTGCTTTCGATTACTAACTTTGTTCCATCTTTTGATAATGTTAAATAACGTCCATCTTTTGCTTTCATTGGTCTATGTTTTCCGGCATTTAATATAGGATATATTGTATCAAAAATAGGAACGTAGTTATCTTCCAGACTTAGCGTTAAATATTTACTAGGAGTTAAACAAACACTTGTATTATCCTCGCATAAGCCGAGGTACAGTCCCGTTTCTCTATCTCTTATAGCAAAAGTAGGTGGAATTTTTCGTTCCTCGTTGGAATAGAAATAATTCAGAGGAGCATCATTAGGATTTATTCTTTGTTGACAAGTGGGGCAGTCACACGGCGTTTTCTTTTTCATGTAAACAACAATAAGAACAATTAATCCTATGAGTACGACAGCTATTCCGCCAAAGGTAACGTATTTTTGGTTCATATATGAATCCTTTATATTATATTTTTGTGGGGGATATAAGGTGTACAATATATGAGTATTAATATATAGGACATTAATTAGCGTTTTTTCTGAAAATTTTTTCTGTTGCTAAAGTATATATCTTACAATGGGTGGTGGTCTAATGCAACTTCGACGGAGTTGAACAGTCGACTGCTGATATGGTTCCATACACGTACGCGCTTGCGCGAGCGCCTTGCTCGCAGGGCAAGCGTACCATATCGGGGAAACAGTGAAAATGTATGGGGATGATGTTTTAACCCTCATTGTCCTATAAAATCGGCTAGTAGGGATACCATAATGTATCCCTGCGATACCCTTAAATTGCGGGAACCTCCTTAGAGCTTCAACTACTTCTTGGTCATAGTGATGTGACCAATGCCCGGGGTAATGACCTAGGGGAATTTAAAGTAACAACGTTGAAGATTGGACGATCCGCAGCCAAGCGTCTTTAATATATTAAGGGTTTAATATTAGAGATGAAGGTTCAGAGACTATAATGGGTGGGCTTGAGGAATTTCCCGAATTCCAATGAAGGCTTAAGGTATAGTCCGGCTCATAGTGAAAGCTATGAGATAATCCGGTTGCCTATGGCGCTTGATAAACATCTTGGGCGTCAACAGTGGGCGGCTATCATGGTTCCTTATTCCACCATGATAGGTAAACCCGTGTAAGGATGAGGGGAGAGTTACATACACCAGACTCTTCTATATAACCTGCTAATAATTAGCATTTTTTGTGCTAGTTGTGAGACTATCAAATTGCTGGAACTTCCTAAAGCCATTAGTACTAAACTAGGGTAGTAATACACCTAGTGGCTCAGAGAAAACTGAGAGACGCATTAGCATGCATCTTGAATGCAATGAAAGTGCACAGTAAAAATCTAATGGATGTAACAATGGATAATCAGCAGCCAAGCGGCTAAATAGATAATAAGCCGTGCAGTTCATCGATCAAACGGTAGTCGGGGATATCACTATCCCTTAAGATATGATCAGGCACTATGGGAAACCATAGTGGTTATGCAAGACGTTTACCTAAACTAGTTGGGTTGAAAAGCGGTCTGCCTTGGGAATGTGATATATACCAAGGATAAACCTGTTAGTGATATCACCATGATAATGACATACCCAATTATCATGTTCACAACCGCTAGTTTTGGATGTTTTTATAACATTTGAAGCGACATCTTCAAATTGCGGGAAGTCCCTTAGAGCTCATACTACTAAGGGGTTATGGGAAACCTAACCCTGGCTGAGAGAACACCTCAGAGTGTAACAATGTATGAGATTGGGTAATCCGCAGCCAAGCGCCTAAACGCAGTCACTATTGACAGCGCATGGTGAAGGTTCAGAGACTATAAGGAGATGGGTCGGCTTTTGCCGGCTTAAGATATAGTCCACCCCCATATGAAAGTATGGGAACCAGGTGAACTGGTAATCCTTGATTTGGGGATGAAAAGTGGCCTGCCGATGAGAGTGTGGATGCATCATCGGACAAACCTGTTAGTGATTCCTCGCATGTGGTTTACAACCCGAATCACATGGAACACAGCTGCTAATCAATGATCTGATAAAAAAATCATTGGTGACAGTGTCAAATTGCGGGAACCTCCTTAGAGCTCATATTACTAAGGGATTGTGGGAAACCTAATCCTGGCTCAGAGAAAGGAACTGAGAGAGTAAAAACATATGAGATTGGACGATCCGCAGCCAAGCGCCTAAACATGGTTGTATATAATCATGCATGGTGAAGGTTCATCGACTAGACGGCACTGGGCTCTTTATGGGCTTAAGGTATAGTCAAATCTTACAAGAAATTGTAAGTAGTGAGCAAATCACATTTTTCAAGGTTCGTAACTGCTAGAACACTGTGACGGGATGTATTTATACATCTAGTATCTAGTATAACTGGCTTTAGTAACTATTAAAGGTAGTTGCTAGTGATGGGTTTAAAACCTATTGCGACACCATCAAATTGCGGGAACTTCCTTAAGATTCAAGTACTAAGCTACATTGGAAACGGTGTAGTGGCGGAGATAAAAGAACTCCGGTATAGTAAAAAGCTTGAATATGAGATACCAAATAACCCGGGTATCGAGATGGATAATCCGCAGCCAAGGATCTAAGGGATTTATAATCCTATGATCAAGGTTCAGAGACTAAACGGTGGTGGGGGGCATATATAAGTTGCCCCTTAAGATATAGTCCGGCTCCTGGCGAAAGCCAAGAGGTTAACCGCGTTTATCGCCGTCACACTAACTTCGCGGTAGAGTCTATCGAACAAACTTTCGTTTGAGAGTTGAAAAGTATCCCGCCTCATGTAAATGGATATCATGAGGAAAAATCGGTAAGTGTTCCATTTTTAACACAGATACTAGTTAATGTTAATTACTTAAAAATATACAACATTTTATATAAAAATGAAAATTGGATACATATATAAAGTTACAAGTCCAAGTAATAAATCATATATTGGACAAACAAGATATTCTATAGAAAAAAGATGGAGAGAACATAAATATGATGCATTTGATAATAAAAAAGATCATTGCAAGCTATTAAATAGAGCTATTCGAAAACACGGTTTTGATTATTTCAAAATCGAATGTATAAGAGAGTGTAGTGTCTTAGAGCTTGATGAACTGGAAGAACATTATATTAGTAGCTATATGACCTTAAAACCATATGGATATAATCTTAAAAAAGGTGGAAGTAGTTCTTTGCATACAGAAGAGACAAAAGCAAAAATAAAAAAGACTCTTCAAGGAAAATGTAAATCTAGCAAAATGAAAAAAAGATTGTCTGAAACAAAAAAGAAACACATTGAGTCAGATCTTCCTTGTTATGTCATCCATATAAGAAAAGATAAAGAAGTTATAGGTTATAGAATATCTGGTCATCCAATGCAAAATAGTTCAGAAAAGCGTTTTGCATCTATGAGTTTATCCCTTGAACAAAAAAAAGAAAATGCTTTAGATTATTTGCAATTCCTAGAAAGATTAATAAAACCATTAGAATCAAAAATAAGAACATTACCCAGATATGTTCAAAAATATGATAATGGATATTGCGTTAATTATAAAGGTACAAAAAAATACTTCGTATCCAAATCGAAAAGTAATGTTGAATTATTAAACTTGGCATGTAAATGTGTACAAGAATTAACATTAGCGACACACCTGGTTCCTGGGACGCCCTCAAGAGCTTTGTCTACTAAGGGATAATCGAAAGATTATCCTGGCTCAGAATTAACTGAGGTACTCGCTTGCAGCTCGTATGCAAGCGTAATAGTGATAATGACAAAGATTGGGTAATCAGGAGTCGAGTTCCTAAGTGCGAAATGGAAAGCATATGGAACCGATGCAACGACTGGTAAGGTGTGGGTCTTGAGGGTATTTATCCAATATCCGATGAAAGGCTTAAGGTACAGTCTGGCTTCTAGTGAAAGCTAGAAGATAAACCGTCAATGGCGTTGCCGGCTTCGGCCGCAAAGCCACCGTGACTCTACAACGCAACGGTGACCTAGTCACCAACGTCTACCTCCGCGTGACTCTCCCCACTCTGGCTTCTGCTGTAAGTGCTGATGCCAAGTGGGCTTGGGTACACAAAGTGGGCCATGCTCTCATCCAGTCCGTCGAACTGAACATCGGCGGTACCAAGATTGATAAGCAATACACCGATTGGTTCAACATCTGGACTGATCTGTCCAACAAGGTCGGCCAAGCTCGCGGCTACAACATGCTGATCGGCAACGTGCCCGAGCTGACCGAGCTAAACACCAACCACGCCGAGACCGTTCTGTATGTGCCCCTGCAGTTCTTCTTCAACCGCAACGACGGTCTGGCTCTGCCCCTTAACCGAGCAATGGGGGGCTAAAGTATGGAAGTCAATGTCCATGCTAGTAGATTATAGATAATCTGCAATACACCTCGTAGCGGGAACCTCCTAAAGGTCTAACTACCACTTTTTCACCGAAAGATGGAAAAGGAACAGTGGTAATTCCACTTCCCAATGGTAAAAAGGTTAGATATATATGGACAATCCGCTTCCGACTATCTAAGTGTCGTTTTTGTGAGACATATGATAGCGGGTCAGAGACTGAACGGGTGTAGGGATTCGTTGGAATGGTTCAACAAACCATAGAATCCTTAAGGTACAGTCCAAACATTCATGAAAATGAATGAGCTAATGCATCGCTCTTCAATACCACGACGTGCGCTTCGAGTTCGAGTTCCGCCGTCTATCCGAGCTGATTGTGGGCACTCAACCCGCTTCCCTAGGTGACCTAGTGAATGCCTCCCTCTTCGTGGACTACGTCTACCTGGATGCCGAGGAGCGCAAGAAGTTCGCCACCAGCTCCCACGAGTACCTCATTGAGCAGGTGCAATTCACCGGTGACGAGTCCATCACTGGCATTGCCCCCCGCCCGAGACTCAACTTCAACCATCCCTGCAAAGCCCTCTACTGGGTGCTGAAGCTGGGCAAATACACCACTGGCCAGAAGTACCTGGCCTATGGTGCCGACATCAACGCCGTGCGCATGCAAGCCACCAAGCGCTTCGTCCTGGCCATGGCTACCTACACTGCCGGCAATACCCTGGATCTGTCCGGCAACAACCTGAAGACCGCTCTATCCTCCAGTGCCCTTGTTAATGGTCTAACTCTTGCCCAGAAGTTCGCCAATGCCCGCGCCGTTGCCGTCTCCTCCGAGCGCCTGGACGTGGAAAACATCGTCATCACCGGTGACCTGCTATCCGCTGAGGATGTCTCCCTCCCCATCGCCACCATCTTTGCTTCTGGTAACATCACCGGTGTCACCCGCACCAGTCTAGGTGACGGTGCCGCTGCCCAGGATGTGGCTGTGCGCGACTGGGCCAACTACGGTACCTCCCTCGACCGCACCATCAACCCCATCAACAAGGTGCTGCTACAGCTCAACGGCCATGATAGATTCAGCCAACGCGATGGCAACTACTTCAACTACGTGCAACCTTGGCAACACCACACCAACACACCTTCTGATGGTGTGAACATGTACTCCTTCGCCCTGAACCCGGAGGAGCACCAACCCTCTGGCACCTGCAACATGTCCCGCATCGACAACGCCACCCTCAACCTAGAGCTGAAGGCCGGTACCCCCGTCGATGACACCAAGCTTGCTGTCTATGCACTAAATTTCAATATCTTCAGAGTCCTTGCAGGAATGGGAGGATTGGCTTACTCTAACTAAATTATGTAAGGAATTTTCCTACATAATATTCTTTAGAAATTTATTAATAAACTCCTAAAGAACGCTTGCCCTTCGTGCAAGGCGTTTGCCTCGTCGCCCAACGAGCAAACATTACCTTTTAAAATAATCCTTATAACTTTGATAGCAATTGAACCATCTAAACCCACCCGCAGTACAGCTTTTATTGCATGATTTACTTATATTAGCTTTCTTTACTTTTGTTGCTTCTTCGGCTTCTGGATAACTATCAAATATGTTGATAATATCTCCATCATTGTTACATTGAAACACCTTAAAGAAGTTTCGAAAAATGTCTCCCGAATCGACCTCTTCTTGATAAGCTTTCCTCGTACGGAACCATCGATAACCATTAGATACGTTACCTTTGTCCAAAGCCCATATAATGGTACACTCATGGATCTCTGTTGCATCACTAGTATCTTTAATAGTTTTGTATCTTTCAACTATCTCTCCCTTATAATTAACCTTTAAAATGTATTCTCGTTTCTCATTGGCTTTAACGGCTTCTTTATAGTTATGCATATTATGGAACCACCTGAAGTTACCAGCTTTTATGTTATCATTGGATGACCTACTAATATTAGACCTTGTTATTGTAGTTGCAGCTTCTGCCTCTGGATAACTGTTAAATGTGTTGATTATATTCAAGTCATCATCACATTGGATAACCTTAAAGAAGTTTTTGAAGATGTTACCATTTTCTAATTCCTGTTGATATGATTCCTTATCCTTGAACCATTTATAGCCTCCAGTTATGGTTGTGTATTTGACTGCATGCAATAATGTACGAGAATCAATGGTATTATGCTTTGCAGCCTTTTTAATACTAGGAAACTCTCCTACTATGTCACCTAAATAATCCACTTGAATAACCGGTTGTTGATTGGAGCATAAACCGTTATCATATGCATGTTGAACATTTTCACTTTGTGTTATAACCTCCAAATTGTCCAATTTATTATTACTTTTATTCCCATCTTTGTGATTCACCACTGTTCCATCATCTTTTTTTCCTAAAAAGGTTTTAGCCATTAGAGAATGAACAAGATTTGTCTTTCCATCTAATGCAATCCGATAATAGCCTCCCTTATCTCTTGTCAAACTCAATATCTTATTGTGCTTGTTTTTAATATTTCCATAATTTGATATTTTATATTTCTTATAACCTTTAATACGTTTCCATTTTTCGTCTTCTTTCAATTCAATTTTAAGTTTGTCTTTGCGAACGAAATTCTCAGGGTTTCTGATTTTATAAGTATCCCATTGTAAATTTGCCATGTTATTGTTAAGGTTATTGTTATCAATATGAACAACAATTGGTTTGTTATCAGGATTATCGATAAATGTTTGTGCGACAAGTCTATGTACGCTGCAATTATAATTACGCTTTTCATGGAGTAGTGTTACAAATAAATAACCTTGTTTTTCACACTTTGACATTTCTCTCAGTGATGTCTTATTACGGATATTCCCAAAACTAGATACCTCATATTTAGGATACTTTGTGATAACGCGCCACTCTTCCATTTTATGACATTTTATAGATAGCTATTTAATGTTATTTTCAATCTTTTATATGTAGGAAATCCGCAGCCAAGCTCCTAAACCCATCATGATAGGGCATGGAGAAGGTTCGCTCGCCTGCGTCGAGGCGAATGCCTATGACGTTCAGAGAAAGCGCAGCGTTGAGCTTTGCTTTAAGCAAGGCTTACTAGATGGTTTTGGGTCTGAGAAGCCTAATCAGCTTCTATGATGGCTTAAGGTATAGTCCGCCTCCTAGGGAAACTTAGGAGATAAAGCGAAAGCCTCGCATTTGCGAGCCTTATGGCGAGCAACTCCAACTAAGTATTTTAATAGCAACAATTTATTTATATCTCTTAGGAATTTTAATAAATACCTAAGAAAATTGTAAGAACAAAATCGCTCCTGCGATTTGGGGAAGCGATTATTAAAAAATTGCAAGTATATCTCAATTCCGCACAATTGCGGAAGCGATTATTCATAGAATGTTTATATAATATAAATCCACATATCACTTCTCCAACTTGCGTGAAGTAATTATAAAATGAATGAGTATATTTGTTGCACCAGCTTTGGAGTACCTACAATCCAATCCTCCAAATGAACCCATTATATGTATTTCCGTTAGATATGGCCTTTTTTACAGTTTTCGCTGACATATTGTATTTTTTACAGACATCGGTAATAGATCCAAGTACTTCCATTACTTCTGTTGTTTCGGGGTCAATCCTTTCGATTCTTGTTCCTTTGGGTTTAACAATATCTTGCTCTGGTAGTTGATTGTTTTGAAGGTAATTATCCTGCATATCTTTATGAATATCATTCCAAAAGCACCAATAATGACCACTCAATGGATTTCCAAATTTAAGAGCAGTACACATCGCTGAAGGATGTTGAGCAATATGTTCCGATGCATTCTTTTGATTCTTAAATACATTCATTACGTATGTCCTATCCAAATTTAGCATAGCAACTAATCCAACTCTTCGCTCGTTCAAATGAACCGTTTCACCAATATCTATAGGTTTATCTGCATTTGCATTATTTCTATCTACTAGAAACCATCTATATCCTAAATATTCATATTTATTAGAGGACGCAGTTTTAATTTGAGTAAAACTGGCACTAGGAATATTGCGAGTTGCTTCAGTAATACCATCATAAACAAAAAGTAACTTAGTAATATCTTTAGCATCATATACTTGTACTTTTGGTCCACATGGTCTCGCTTCTGCATATGTAACTTCATTTACAATTTTATCCATTTCTTGAACAACCTTCTTATCATCATTAGTTTTAGCAATAACTGGTTTTCGCAATGTTTGGAGTATACTATTTAGTTGTTCGGGATTATCCTTAAAATTTGCAATAAAGTCCATCTCATATTTATCCTCTTCCGCATATTTATCTCTTACTTCTAGTACTTTAACTGGGTCATCTTTTATGCTTTCAAAGACTAGTCGTCTCAAATCAATAATTTTTTGTTGTGTTTGAGCATAAATATATTCAGGCGTCCTTGATTGATAAAACTTGACATTTTTTTGAATTAAACGAATAATACTATCAAACATAGCTTGTGATTTCATAAGATAAGTTTCGGTTGAAGTACATTTATTATTGATAACATCTGTATATTTATATGCTAAAAGTTTTTGGTGATTATGTAAAAATGATTCAAATTCACGATTCATTTCACATGGGAATACATGTGTTACTGTAAGTGGTAGTCCAAAATTACTAGATATTTTTTGAACCCGTTCTTTAATATCCGCTGTTTCACCTATTTTAATAATAAACTTTTCATCTTCTAAATTATGAACTCTTAGCACATACACTAAACGTTTCCTATCATGGGCATTAATCAGAGTTTCATGTTTGGTTATCATTGCTTCGTCCTTAACCTGTTCAACTGTGTTTTTAAGCTGTTTTATTTGATCATTTGATTCTTGCAATCGCATTCTATTATAACGATGAAATATTTTTTCCAACTTCAGATAGTACTTTTGAACTTCTTTCCCTTTTTCTGTACCTGCAATCATACAAAAGCGTTTAAAAGCATCAACAGTCAGTAGTACTTGTTCAGGATACTTACCACCTTTATCATGATTAATTTCTTGGGTAATTTTATAATCTACACTTTTTGTTAGATTTTTCAATAAAACTCTTTTAGCAACATCCTTCCGACTAAACCCAATCCATGGATAAACATCCTCAAGGTTCACTATAAATGAATTGTCATCATCGCCGTGAAGAAGATAATATTTGAAGCTTTCAAGATATATATCTCTTTCTTCTTTCGTAAAACTTTCATCTAACATTACCTGCAGCTGGGAATCCATTTTTCTATATAAATATATATACTCATTTCTCTTTATATCGTTTTATATAAGAACGATATAAATTTAGTCACGACCCAACAATATAACCATCCATTTAAAGACTTACCTTAAGATACATGATATATGGATGAACAAATTTTTATACAATCATTGCTTGTTTTTATAAAAACTAATGATTCAAAACAATTAAACGTACTTGTAAATGGATTGACCATATTTAGGATCAAAGACAAATACTATTGTCAGGACATATTTGGAAACGGATACATGCTACTTTCAGACAATACTCTCTATGGTAAATTTAATTCTTCTATGACATGACTTATGACATGACTTATGACCCGAGTTCGAGAAACAAAATGTCCCTATATAAGGTGAAACCTTCATAAAACACCTTATCACCCATAATATCTATGATATGTACGTCATTCCCTTTTTTGATTTCTTTTGCTGCATGCTTAATATAATTAAAAACATCATCCTTTTCCCTCCTCTTAACAAGTTCCGGTGTGACTTTTATCGTATGGTAAAACTCATATACCATTGTTAGTAGCTTCCTCAATGTGATTTCCTCATGAGGTAGTCCCATAATCATGACTTCTTCCGAGAATCTGGTAACTGGCATATGTAGATAGTATGTCTTAGTTTTACCATTCACTACGACCTCATTCCAGTCACTCTCTGTTAATTCAATTTGTCCAACAACATCGTCATCATCATATTTATAGGCTTCTTCTACCTTTGAATTTATACGCCAGAAGATATCACTATGAAGTCTATTCATTTTTCCTTATTTTATATAATACTTTAAATTTTTAAGTCGTTTCAAAAATAAAAATTGATAAAATGATTACATATGAAATGACTGTATCCATATATAAAATGCCCAACAAGTACTTGACTGACGTCAGTAACAACGTTGACCTGAGTTTAAATGCCATTATTATGGATGGTGTAATATATAAAACAAACAATGAAGATTATTGTTACCTCAATACAAAACTAACATTATTCCTTATGAAAATCGTCAATCATTATAGGAGTCAGTTAGTAATAAGCAAGTTTATCAATAAACATGTTATGTATTTAATCTTATTGGACTATAAAACACCAACCAAACATCTGCTTTGTAAGATTGGTTATACTAAAAATTTCAATGAAAGAGATAATAGTCTTTGCAGTGAATATAAATGCAATAACAAGGTTGTATGTCTAAGGGAAGTCAATGATGTTACTGATGAACAAAATCTTCATGACACCATACAAAAGAATTATCCTAATTTGGTGTTTAATATCCAGCTTAAAAAGATATCAAAACAAGAGATATATATAATGCATCCCAAGATTCTAGATGAGTTTTATGGAGCCAATATTCAACTTAGAAATAAATTATATATCGAAAAGGAGAAAACAAAACAAATGAAAGAAAAAACAACACAACTAAAGGAGAAAACAAAGCAACTCTTGATCATTAAAAAGATGATGACCAATGGCTACTCTATACAAGATATGCATAATATCCTTAAGCTGCTATAGGTGACAGACATTTCTTTAGTTATTAATGCATAAAAAGATATGAAAACAAGAAATATATATAATGCATCCAAAGATATTTGAAGAGTTGTATGGAGCAAATATCCCACTCAAAAATAAGTTATATATTGAAAAGGAGAAAACCAAACAAATGAAAGAAAAAACTAAACAGATGAAATACAATCTTATTGAAAAAATGATTGCCAATGGCTATTCCCTACAAGATATCCATAGCATCTTAAAGCTACTGTAAGTGACAAATATTTCTTATTAATTTATTAAAAATTCATAAGAAATTACCATAACCACCATCTTTTCTTCAATTTTAGCGTTTCCAACTCACATTGCATTTGTAAAGTTGTTTGTTCCATCTGTTTGGTTGTCTCTTGTATTTGCTTGGTTGTCTCTTGTACTTGCTTGGTTGTCTCTTGTATTTGCTTGGTTGTCTCTGTATTTTTAACATTCTGAATGATCACTGCCGGTATCTGTGATACAGCATAACCCGTAGTAAAGATACCCGTTAAACCAGACGCCAAGACAAAAATTTGTTTGGGGTGAGCGCTCATTACTTCAACTGTCTCGGCTAAACCTTTAAGTGATCTTAACACAAAAACCATATATGGTCAATAGACGGTTCATTTAGCCGAAAATTTTTCAATTTATTGCCACCACCATCTTCTCTTTTGTTTTAGCATTTCTAACTCACATTGCATTTGCTGTGTGGTTTGTTCCATCTGTTTGGTTGTTTGTTCCATCTGTTTGGTTGTTTCTCTATCTTTTTCAATGATCACCGCCGGTATCTGTGCAACAACATAACCTGTGGTAAAGATACCTGTTAAACCAGATGCCAAAACAAAAATCTGTTTGGGATTACCGCTCATTACTTCAACTGTCTCGGCTAAACCTTTAAGTGATCTTAACACTAAAACCATATATGGTCAATAGACGGTTCATGTAGTCGAAATTTTTTTAATTTATTACTCTAGATTTACCACCACTTTTTTAGCAATTTTATGGCCTCTAACTCTAATTCGGACTCCCTTATTGTTTGTTCCATTTGTTTGGTCGTTTGTTCAATCTGCTTTGTCGTTTCTTGAGCTTGGAGTCTTTTTGTGTTCTCTTTCTGTATTTCACTAATTACCATTGGTATTTGTGTCACTACATAGCCTGTAGAAAAAATAGCCGTTAAACCGGATGCCAAGACAAAGACCTGTTTCGGATTAATGTTCATTACTCCAACTATGTAAAACAACCTTTAAGTTACCTTACAATAAATTATTCATCAGAATCATAATCAATATCATAACATTTATACACATCGAAATGAACATGCCCATTAGGACACCTCAAGCACGTCCATTTATCGCAACAATGATACGAGAATATCAATTTGGCATCACATGACGGACATGTATTATCCAATAACTTGGACTCTATCCTGTGAATCTCATCTTGAGTGATATCTACAGGCACATACAATTGCGCCATTTTCTGATTAGATTTATATACATAATTTCTATCAAACTCAAACATCATTATTCTCTTAGAGGGATGATAGTTGTAATCCATGGCTCAATTGGATGACAACATCTATAACAACAATCTTTTATATTAATGAAAGACATATTCAACTTTTTTTACAAATCAATTATATATAGGCATATGCATTAGGCTATCCATATAAGTTTATATAGTATCATTGCGCAAAACAACTATATAATTGTATCCTTAAAACACGAACCTTAACCCAGCCATGCCCCCGGCATAATACAACATATTCGTCACAATACCCGTATTCTCATCTATTTGTTTCATATTAAATTTATTCTTGAGATGCTCCTTATATCCAGCATCTAAACCCGTCAATATAATCTTTTGTTTGATTGGGACTTCTTTCTGTGTAAGGTTTCCATTAGCTTCTATATTGAACACTATCTTTGGAACACTTACCGGCACTCCTCTCGTGACAACCCTTTTCTTATTTCCAGTAGGGACATCTTTACGAATCACACGTTTCCCGACATGATATTCGCATCCATCAAACACCTCCACCTCATCGTTAAACCACACATTCTCAACATATTCATCTTCATAGGTATACTCTTCACGTTCCAATAACCATTCCTTATTATAGGCAAACTCGAGGCGACAGTACATGTACTCGGATAGGCTTGTATATATGGGAAATGTCTTGAGATCGTCCATCATATGACGATCAAAGGTACATATAACAGAGTTCCCTATAACAAGTCGTATTTCGTCCAACTCGGGAGGATACTCCATTATGATCCCCATAACATTGCAGTCTCTGGGAATGAGCCAACCTTTATCATTATTCAGACATATCGAGTGTTGGTTATTGATCGATGTTAAGGAAAGTTCTATGGGCTCGAGAACAATTGGTTCCATTTATTAGCCTTATAATAAACATCACCTTTAAGTAGGTTGTTGAAAAATTGATAAATTAATATTATACATCATTGATATATTTTGCCAACCATTCGACAGACATCATGGATCCTTTCAAGGTCTCCGAGATTCTGCTCATGCTGCGCGACCCGTCTGGACGCACCCAGCTCTTCCCGAACTGCGAAGGCGCCCCTATATTTGACGACACCATCCAGTCCCTCATCAAAATGTTTGAAATTGCCGAGAACGGCGACTTCAAGCGCGCCCGGGCGCTCGTTCTGGACTGCCTGAAGAAGCAGTGGGCAGCTCGCAAGTCCGACCCGGAGTCCACCTCCTACGCACTGGAAGTCGATACCATCAAGATTGTCCGCTACCTGGGCTACTTCGACTTCCAGTCCATGGACATCGGATGGCGCTCCAAGGAGAAGTACGGTGATTTCCTCAAGGACGGTACTTGGGAGGTGAAGGCCTTCTACGTCAATCCCGACAGCACCGAGACCCCGGTGTACTACAACGGCGAGGAGTGGTGCATCGAGAAGGAGGACGGCTACACCATGGCGGTGTGCTGCAGCTACCCCGAGCAGTGGGAGGAGGACGGCTACACTATGGCTGTGTAAGAGCCAACGTTTGTTAAAGGCATGCGCCTTTCTTTGCTCTCACAATCCAAGAGCAATCAATGTTTATGTATCAGATTCTTATAAAATGATACATAAAGATTATTCATGTAGGTAGATTATGAATATAGTAATGGATTATATTGAAAAATGTGGAACACGGAGCCCAGTGAAGAGCAACGACATATAATCGACCATATTAAGAATAATGCAAATGTTATAGTGGATGCAGTGGCCGGTTCGGGAAAGACAACGACTGTGCTATGGCTTGCCCGCGAATGTCCTGACAAGAAGATCCTACAAATAACTTATAACACTGCTCTAAAGAACGAAGTACGTAAGAAGGTAGAATCTTTAAACCTCAAAAATTTGGAGATTCAAAATTATCATAGTTTGGCTTGTAAGTTTTATAACCGCCTTGCATATACCGACAGTGTTCTCCGAAAAGTTGTGCTCGATGATCATCCTCTCAAAACTGCCATCCCACACTATGACATCATTGTTTTGGACGAAACCCAAGACATGACCCCTATTCTATACAAATTGATCGTCAAATTCTTTAAGAATATGAATAAACAAGTACAATTACTTATTCTAGGAGATAAACATCAGAGTATTTACGGTTTTAAGGATGCCGACGAGCGGTTTTTGACGCTTGCTCACCGGATATGGGATAACTATGAATTTACCTTTTTGCCTCTGCATACGAGTTATCGAGTGACCCAACCCATCGCCAGCTTCGTCAATGAAGTCATGATCGGTGATGATCGAATGATCGCAGCCAAAGGTGGATGTCCCGTGAAATATGTAACCCTTCATCCCTTTGAAGATGAAGCCTATATAACCAACCTTGTTTTAGATTTGCTGGAAACAGGGGCTACGTTTGATGATTTTTTTATATTGGTTGGTTCGGTGAGGAGTAGTCGGGCGCCTTATAAAAAATTGGAGAATAGTTTGGTGTCTCTGGGTTATCCTTGTTACGTGGCCACCTCCGACGACACCAAGATTCAGGACGAGGATATTAAGGGAAAAATATGTTTTTCCACCTTTCATCAATCCAAAGGCAGGGAACGAAAGTATGTTATGATCTATGGCTTTGATGAATCGTATTTTATGTATTATGGAAAAGATTATGATCCATACATATGTCCAGCTACTCTATATGTTGCCGTGACAAGAGCCTCGGAGCAATTGATTCTATTACAATCATATGACAAAAAACCTCTTCCTTTTCTCAAGTCTGATCTGTTCAATAAAGACTATATAGATTATGTAAGCTTGCGTCCGGGAAGACTTCAAAGGATACAGCCACCACTACACAAATCTAGTGTGATTGACCTCGTGCGGCATCTCGGTGAAAATGTTATTAATACATTGACACCCATGGTCGAGTCAACTTTTAATCACACCGTGATTTCTACCAACAAAGTAACCCTAAAATCAAAAATAACCAATGCCAACGGATTGGTAGAAGATGTGTCCGAATTAAATGGTTCCACCATACCGACTATCAGAGAGGCCAGACACAACGATGGTGACAATTTTATGTATTCTTATATTATGAAACATAGTGGGAGAATAAAGGACGAACATCCCTATATCTATGAAAAGAGTAAGAAAGTAAAAAAAGAATGCACCAAGGTTTGGCATTACCTGTTCATGGCCAACATTTACAAGTCCATCCGAGATAGTTTATATTTTAAGTTGGCACAAATCGATAAATACGATTGGTTGTCATGGAAAGAGGTGGATCAATGTATTGATATTATTGATAAACACGTTCCGACCACTGACATCAAGTATGAAAAAGACTTGGGCAAGGATTATGATAGATTGAACAAGAAATACTACAGCTATAGTTCGCCGTTGTATGGAAATATTGATTTATATGGCACAATAGACGCCGAAGATACGGACACTGTATGGGAGTTCAAGTGCGTGGATGCTCTTACAATCGATCATTTTTTACAGGTCGTGGTGTATGCCTGGATATGGAGACAATGTGATTATGATAAAAAGAAATTTAGGTTGTTTAATATCAGGACGGGAGATATACATGACTTGGATACGTCATCCTATTTGATAAATGATATGATGAATATTATTTTTGATGCTAAGTACGGAAAACCCAAAATTATGGATGATATTCAATTTCTGGAATACATAAAATAAATCCATATTATAATATGGGTTGTGCTGATTTGTTCTGTTTTGTATGTTGAGAAATTAGTTGATAAATTTAAGAAACAATATTTGAGATAATTTTCCCGGGATGAAAAAATCCCACACAACAACATTTTATTTGTTCAAAAAATTAATACATTCATTTTAGGTATGTTTTTGTTTATGAATGTTATTGAATAAGGAGACATATGTTTATTAAAATTTCTTAAAATTTCTTAAATAATTTAAAGATTGTAACCATATATCACTTTATTATACAGCCATGGAAACCATTGAAAAGACCGAATTTGTTTGTCGTTTCTGTGAGAAAAAATTTAGTTCCAGCCAGCGATTAAAATCACATTTAACGAAGCGTAAGCCATGTCATGAATCTCTTATAAAAGATTGTTCAAATAACGAGGTTGTTATATTTCAAAATAATAACATTGTAGTAGAGGAAGAAGAATTATGTGATTTTTCTGATTCTAATGAAGTGTTAAACTTTAAAATTCCTGCTTTTGAGAAAACCATAAAAGATGAAAAGTCATGTCCTTATTGTAAGAAAACACTCATTAACAAATATGTTGCAAACCATCATATTATAACTTGTAATCAATATCATAGGTATATTAATGAAGTTAAGCAAAAAATGACCACTCAAATAATAGATTCCGTAAAATTTATTAAACAATATCAGAAACAAATCAAGCAACTAACAAGAGAAAACAAAAAACTATCACAACAAGTTCAAGAGGATAATCGTCGTAAAACAGATATTATTGCAGAACAAACAAAAGTCCAAGAAAAAACCATTGACATGTTGGCTTATTTACAAAAGAATCATCAAGACACACCTAGATTGGAGCTCCCAAAAGATTTCCAATTAACAGAAGATGAGATGGAACGCTTGTCCTTCGGCAAGGCGTATGCCTTCGACGAACATTATATGAAAATTGGATTTCCGGATGCTTCAATACAGATTCTAAAACGATTGTTTTTAACCGACCGAGCATTGAATGAAATCCCAATATGGTGCTTAGATGAGTCCCGTGAAAAGTTTGCCATCAAAAACAGCACATGGGAAACCGAAATAGGGGGGACACAGCTCATCAAAACAATTGAGCCCGTGAATGATCAATTTAATCGCTACGTAATAAACCAATATCCAAAGTATTCATCTGAGGACAAATTGTCGGAATTCAATGAGTTACAATTAAAAATGTTAAAAGCATATGATGCCAAAACTAAAAGAAATCTCATAAGGACTTCCTGTCAAGAATTTAACATAAAAAAATTGTTTGCTTGTCGGTAATGCCGTAAGCCTTGCCGAAAGGCAAGCTTTCGAGGCAAATGCCTTCGGCGTTCAAAGATATGTGACAAGTACCCATTTACATCAATAAAATAAATGGAAACACTGTTATCATTCGATAATCGGTCTGCCTTGTAGATGTGCTCTTCCTTCGTGCGTGATGTTTGGGCAATGTGTGATATCGATTCTTTTTAAATTAGGTAGAGTGGTGATATATTTGATTCCCACGTCCGTAATCATACTTTCTACCAACGATAAGGATGTTAATAGAGACAGGTTTTGGAGGTGATATATGCCTGCATCCGTGAACTCTTCACAATCGTCCAAGTACAACTCTTCAAGGGTCGATAACCGGCCTATCATTTCCAATCCACGATCGCCTATGTATGAGGTATCCAACACTAACTCTTTCAATCCAGTCAATTGGGAAACGTGGACGAAACCATCATCGAAGATATCACTGTTTGTGATCTTCAAACGCTCTAATTTTGTGCACCTACAAATGGTTTTAAACCCATCGTCGGTAATCTCAGTTGCCTGACCCAAAATAAGGCTTTTTAGATTCGTCAATTTCAACAAACAGTTTAATCCATCATCTGTGAGCTGCTCGCAGTTGTCCAAGGCTAGCTTCCTCAAGGTTGGAATCCGACTCAACAATTCTAGGGATTCATCATCGGGAGAACAGGAATCATACAAATCCAATTGTTCCAACTCTGGGAATTTCAAAAAGAGATTAAAATCCTCTTCATGAATTTCATTTTCATCCGAAAGAAACAATTCTTTTAACTTTACTAACTTGGTAATGGATGTAAAGCCCTCATCGCTGGAAGAAATATAACATGATCCAATATCAAGGGTTGTTAGGTGGGTTAAACCACTAATGTATGTCAATCCATGTGCGGATATTTTATGACAATTGAATAGTTTAAGGCTTTGTAACTTGGATAGTTGACCGATGATTTGAAGGCCATCATCGTTAATATTCGTACAATATGATAGATTCAAGTCGATCAATGTGTCTGATAGACCCGTGAGATGGCCAAGTCCTATGTTGGTGATATTGTTGCAGTCAGAGAGGTTTACATGAGTTAGATACTTAAAAAGACCAATACCAAATAACTGCTTATCCGTGATATTGACATATTTGATGAATGATAGGTTGCTAACATTTGGAAAGATAGCGGCGACCATACCTAGATTCTGTGGTATGGTGTTTGGGGTAAGAGTCTCTATGAGACCACTCATAATACTGTAAAACTCGTGATTCACTTCCCTTATATTAGAATATTCATTTTGAAAGTACTTGAAAATGCCGATTTTAAGGTCGAGGGATAAAAGCTCCATTGGTGTGCGTTTGGTGTTGTACTGTAGGTCTGATATGTTGTTTATGTTTTCAATTTTCCGCCTTGCAGGCTTATGTTCAGGAAATTGATTTCCCCTAATTTTTATTTTGATCTTACAGCTCACTTGTGTGCGGTTTTGGCTTTAGCCAAAAATGATCAAAATAAAAATTGAAAAATATTTTTGTAGCTACTTCTATTACGATTACCCTACAATGAGCACCACTTCCTCTGAAATCGCCGCTGCGGCTGCCTTGCTGGCTCTAAGCAGCTCTCCCCCGACCAGCTCGGCCGAAAGCAGCTCTGCCGATCACAGCACTGCCAAGCGCACGCCGGCCAGGCGCATCGCCTCGCTGCCGAAGGTCGCCAAGCGGGAGGTCACCGAGGTTAGGAAGAACCCAACGAAACTCAGCAAGATCCCCGCCAATGG